GCTCTTAAATCGACTCTTGTCATTTCCAGCAGCTTCAATCTTCTCTACAACATCAAGAGACTCAATGTATTCTGCAGAGGTTCGAATTCTCTTCACTGGTTTTCTACCAGCAGGAAGCTCAGCGTTCTTCTTTATAGGGTCTGTCACAATCTCAGTTTCATTTTCATCTCCGGGTTCTGATTCCCCGACTGCTGCACTTGAATCTGCAGCGTCAGCAGAGATTAATGCTGACTGAATATATTCCGCAGTGTTTGGTCCTACTCTGCCATCGTTGCGCAGCGCATCAGACTGCAGCTGGAAACCTTTAACTGTATCATATGTGTTTTTACCGTAGATCCCGTCGACTTTGAGAGGCCGGCCGAGCATGTTATCTGCGTACCCAAGCATATTCATTGCAGCCTGCACTGCTTTCACAGGAGCATCGTCGTTAACTGCTTCATTCAGCAGGCTTATCTCTTCGTTGATGATACGTTTAAGCTCACCCACAGTGAGGCGAAAAGTTGTGCTTTCATTTGACATATTGTTCTCCTGCTCGGCCATCACACCCAACCCCATCGCTGGAGCTCCGAAATCTTCGGGAGGTCGTTCGGTTCGAGCTGCTTTTGCTTTTTCAGTATTCTTGTGAAATGTCTCTTCAGGAGTTCCCGATCGAAATCGGATGATCATCTTTTTTGGTTTGGAAGATACACTCATGGATACTCCTAGAAGATTCATAGACACAGTATAACTATTACGTTAAGGAGTAAAATGTATCAGCCCTATCTAGACAGAGTTCAACCTTTGAATTGCAGGCGAGAACCTGGGCCAATACCCCGATCTTTACACCACCCGAGCGGCACCTCAAGGACGAACTTCGCGGGTCCAGAGGAGAGCATTTTCTCTTCGGAATGCGGGACGCCTTCTTCCACATTTAGGATCTGGCCGGAAGAGTCAGCGAAGGCCACCTCTAGCGGGAGGGAAGTATTTCTCATCCAGAAAGATTGTTGAGCTTCTCGAGGAAAGATAAATAGCATTCCTTCTCCGTCGCCCAGACTCCTGCGTCCCATCAGGCCTTGCATGCGAGATCGGTCATCGGAAGCCAGTTCACAGTCCACAGAATGACCGTCAACAGCGATCGATTGGCGAGGTTGAGTAGATACTCGACTCAGTTCTTCTTTAATGATCTCGACCAACCTGGACCTTCTCATGTATCTTTCCCTACGCTGTAGTCCATCCAAGCATATGCCTGGCGAGTCGGTATGTATAATTGATTATCATCGTTGTTGTAAGCTTCCATCTCAAATCGAATCGATTGATACGCTCCTTTGGGGCCTCGAGCCCTTAGGCCGGACAACCAGTCGAACAAGTATACCGCGTAGAATCCGATCACCAGAGTTTCCTTCTGTTGTTCAATGTGAATCCTCTCGTGATTGATCAGTCTGTCGGATTCGTGATCGGGATGCACGAAGATGAACGGGAACAAGGTGATGCCACCCACCGAGAAGAACCAGGATGCGAGCCACGGAATTAGGCGGCCGCGAATGATCCAGCCTTGAAACATCAGGTATCTCCTTCTAGAAGGTTAGATGCCAGACGAAGTGCTAGCCCTGTGGGAAGCATGCCTAAGCGCTTGGATGTATCGATTACATCTAGATACCTATCTTTCATAGACTGCGGTAGATTACTACCATTGCTATTTAGAGACCAGATCAGAATATCAGAGTCTAAGTCGACTAGGTCGTCCAGTAGATTTTTTACTCTTAGGCATTCCAGGGATGGATCATCTTGGATCTGGTTGTAAATCTCATCGTAGATTCCGGTGAGGAAGCCTAGCGCAGGATGGGTAAGCATGGGTTTCACTTTGTTAGTCATCAGATTCTCCGCTTAGATCGACCAGGATTGATGCTCGGCGCGCTGATGTAATTATCTGCTCTAGCTCAAATGCCCATGGGGTGGTCCACACTCCGGCATGGGTCGCGATTTCTAATAGAAGATTACGAGCGTCTTCACGAATGTTGACAATCCTTAAGACTAAATCCTCTTCGGGTAGACTTTGAATTTTTTTCAATATATTGAGCAGGCTAGAGATAGCAGAATGTCTTGCCATGCCTCTGGAGTCCCGGGGTGTATATATTACCCCTCTGAGTGGTGGTGGAATCAACTGTGAACCTCCGATCTTGAACCTGACGGTCTTTTTTGGCATGGCATCCTCGATGGTCATGTCCTCAAAAAGAACGCAACAACATTATGAACTACATTATCCCCAAGCGCTTAGTTGTTTTGATCACGTCAAAATATCTTTGAAAAAACTCGGCCGGCCAAGTTACATCCACATCATCATCAAGAAGCTCTCTGACGTCTTTTTGAAGAGATTCAATATCATCTCTTAGATTGTTTACGCGGGGATTATTAAATCCAGAATCGCTATCTTGGAGTGCTTTAATCTTTTCAATAATTTCGGGCAGAGTCAATGTATCTTCATCAATAAGATCAAAGGTATTTTGTCGATCATCCGACAATATGTCATCTGGGTATTTCATACAGACATAACTATCTCGGTACGAAAGTTGATGACTTACTCGATCAAGAATTTTACTTCTCTTACCACCCTTTGAAGAGTGCATTTGTTGTTCCTGTCGCATAGATCGAATCGGGCTGTTATATAAATGCGGGCTGGGCCTTTTCTCAACGCAACAAGAAGAGAAGTAAAGACAAGCGTTCGATTGTCGGCGATGCTGTTTGCGTCGCGGCCGACGAAGGATTTCTTCTGGAGGATAACATGTCTAGATGTTGCTAGTCTTATAGAAATTGAATCTTTATCTATCTCTTTATCCCACATCTCTACGAGCGAGATTCTAAAAAATATTCTTTCTTTCCGCTTCATTTTTGTCGGAACAGAAACTTCTAGCATCGGTTGGTCTGTGATCTTTGTGGATGCGGCTGCCAGAGTTTCTGGGATTGCAGGCAGTACATTTTGTCTTTGCAGATGGGTATTCCCATGACAAGAACTAAAAAACACAAGAAACGCAAGGAGAGCAGTGTGTCTCATGTGGGTCAATCCTCGCTAAGCTCACCGAGAAATGCATCTCTCCAATTAGATCTATCCCCGGAAGATCCTCCGCAGGATCTGCTATACTCATATGTAAAATCATCGCCATCTAGAATTGCCATAAATGGTAGGCTATATGAGCCATTTGCGGGGCATGCATTTATTATTCCGCTGAATGTCTTATTCCAGTTCGGATCAATAAGAACTCTTGCAGGATCTGCTTCGATCTCTGCAGCGTAGTCCATGCATTCCTCTAGCGATATGTCTGGGCTCCTGGCGTTATCTTGCCCCTCAATGATGTAATAGTCCCAATCGGCTTCTTCGCCCCCAGAAAGAATAAAATCATAAGTGAGACCTCTGAAATATCCCTTGCATGCTCCGCACCAAAATGCGCCGATTCCCAAGACTGTTAATTTCTTTTCTCCACAAGAAGACTGGATATTCACCCTGTCTCCATAGCAATTTATGAAAGTCTCGTCTGCGATCTGGTCGCCCACGTTGGTTCCCGTACCTAAAGGCTCACAAGAGTGCTCATTGGGTGGGGGCTGTGTTACAGGTGGATTGTTTCGTTCTTCGTTCGCTTTCTCTGTACCGCAAGCAGAAAGAACTGCAAAAGCTAAAAGTAATAGGTAGTTTTTAATCATGATGACTCCTCGCATAAATAAGTATGGAGAAGCCAAGCGTTAGAATGATTTATTCATCATCCTCGTCGAGAAGGCCCATACTTTTAAGGTAGTTCCTCACCAGGACATTAACAGGAACCCCAGTGATGTTAGTGATCCAACTATCCGCTGTGAAGGGCTTATCGAGGTCGAGATTCTTCTCTGTCGCTGGCAGCCAACCAGACGGACGTCTTTTCGCTGCTTCGCGGATTAACTCTTTTAGCTGTCCTAGTTTTATCTTCATCTTGCCTTCCTCGAACTTTGTAGGAGCATCCTGCATATCTTGACGCTTCCACTCCCTCTCGGTGGCGGTGACTTGTCGTTCAATATCACGTTCCCGTTCGGGGGTCTGATGAGACCGATCGTCCCCGGGGGCGTCGCCGAAAACTTGACTGTAGGCTTCATCACCCTCGGGATCAGGGATGTCCATCTTAAACATCACATCCAGTTTGGACTTTTCGTGCGGGTTGGTTATGATGATGGGGTCATCGTTCTGGAAGTTCCCGCCCTCTTCCTTGGGTGCACTGATCACCACATCCACAGTCCAAGGCTTGTTCGAGAACTGTGTCAAGCGTTCCCGTATCAGCTGTCTTAGCTGTGCTTCTGTGAGCTTCATCTTCTTTCACTTTTCTTATAGCTTAAGTAATCCATGTCGTCAATGAACTTCTTAATTTCGCCCACTGCCTCGTCTTTACTTTTCCAGACGCGCTCGCCGAGCCTGTCTCGGATAAAGTCTTTAGTAATCTCCTTGTAGCCATACTCCAGGCCCCGATGGTTTTGATCCAGGTATTCTTCTAACTCGAAGATTGTTGGGCCGGATCCGTAACCTGATCCTCTCACATTAGATGAAGCATGACCACCCATACTTCCCCCGCCGAAAGTATACTCATTGAGCTCCTCGCGGATGATCTGTTGTAATCTGGCGCTTGTGATTTTCATGTTATTATCTGTCACCCGCTGCTTGGGCATCTAACTCAACTTCTTCATCGCCCTCGCTGTGGAGTTTTTGTGCTTCCTCTATGGCGATCAATATCTCTTCTGCTTCAGTTGCACCACCCATCATTCTAAGTGGGCGAGCCAGTCTTTCCATTGCTAGATCAAGAGCATTTGGGTTTACTTCGTATGCTGCTTCTTTGAATCCATCACTGTCATCGCCATGATTATAATATGCTGAAACAATCTGATCAACTTGTTCCTGCACAGCTGTGCCAAGTGATGCGTAAGCCTTTGCAAAGTCTATAAGCTCTGAGCCTGTTTCAACTGCCATTCCCCACGATTCATTTATGTGGTTCAATTCTTCCTGAATGATCTGTTGTAGTTTTCTTTTTGTGATTTTCATGTTTTTTCCCTTACATTGAGTCCATTATGAAGGCGCGCAGTTGGTCCTCGTCATCGAAGTGCCAGAGCAGCTCATCCCACTCATCTGCCTGAAAGTGGTGTTGAGCGGAATCCGCAAGGTCGAAAGCAACAACATCTATAGGATATTCTTGATCGCCTGCAGCGTGATCTGCTTCCCAACCTCTGGCGGCATCATCTGCCCACTTACGAAGGCGTTCTTTTAGGCTGTCGATGTCCAGTCTTTCTTGGTCGGTCTGATCTGCAGCGCGTTGCTTCTCACGCTCTGGTCTATCATAGACATCATCGATGTGACCCTCAAGCTTTTCGAAATCAGCGCTGCTAAGTTCGATGCTTCGTTCAGTTCCGTCTTTGTCATCGCCTCGAACGGACAGACTAAGCTTTTCGATAAACTCATCGGCTTTAGCGGCAGGTATGCCTCTTTTAGTTCCCGCGCCGATGTAAAGCACCTCGCCGGTTTCTACATCAACGATATCAATTGTGTCCAGGTCGTTGTCAGCTTGCTCGCCAAGAACTCGTGTGAGCTCCTCCTGGATGATTTGCTTAAGTTTGCCTGCTGCGATTTTCATTTTAATCTCCTTATTCGTACCCGAAATCTTTAGCAGTGCCAACGGCACGTGTCATAATAAAATCTTCACTGTATTCTTCGACAGCGCGTTCAACCCAGCTAGGACGACCACGCTTTGTGTATTGCTCAGGGCCTACCTTAACCATGATGATATCTCTAGCGACTTCCTGTGCAGAGACTTGACCTTCTGCAGCACTGACTGGGAAATCTTCGAGTGCTTTCGTCATCAATTCGTCAAAATCATCAAGCGCTGATCCTGGGGCTGCTCCGCTGTCAGTTCCTTGTCGGGAACCTTCCAGTTCAATTTCTCGCACAATATCAGCTATGGATTTTGTCATTGGGACGTTGCGCTCAAGGATATCCTGGACATCTTGTCCGTATTCTTGCTCGTCTTCCTTGCTTAGCTTCCCAGAAGTATAAGCTTCCAGCCCAAGCATAATGACGTCTAACACTAGTCCCATATTCTCAGATTCAGATTCAGCTTCTGTTCTTCGATACGATGTTTCAGATAAAGAGCCGAGCTCCTCTTGAATCATTTGTCTAAGCTGTCCTGCTGTGATTTTCATGGTTGATTCTCCAATTTCTATTGCGGCGATTTGCCCTTGCATTTTCTTTTTACTTGTATGACAAGCACGGTGCTTCTTGCCTTTTTTATCTGTGTAAGTGAGCACATATTTGCCCAGGTCGCCGTCTGACTGTTTGCATTTCTGTGTATGCTTCTTGTAGGGCATTGTTAAACCTCGCTGTTCATAAGTATCATTTTACTGGGATAAATGTTATTGTTTTTCAAGCCCGTGGCACATGTGAGTGTTTTCTCTTCTTATCGTCAATCGGCACAGACATCTGCTTATCGTAATCTCGCACTCCGTCTCCGCCTGGAACCGGTGTTTGAGCAGCGCCTCTTCGTCCTGTTTGGTGTGGCTTTCAGTCGCTGCGGGTTTGGATCAGACTCCGCCTGCTCGTTTACATTCTCATTTCTTCTCTTGGAAGGTGTTACATGTCCAGGCAAGCTTTTTCGATGCTTTGGTTCTTTGGCCTTATGGCCTTTAACCTTCTGTCCAAGCTTTGCTAGATTTTTTAATTCTTTGTTGGTGATCTCGCCGCTATACAAAGCCCATGCTGCTCCACCATAACTCTTTATCTTTCTCTCAGCTGCTTTTCGAGCTTTTCCTCGCTTCATGCGAGCAGAGTATGCGATTCCAGCAGCCATTTGTTGAGCTTGAGATTCTGTGGATCCTTGCTCCCGGTACGGCGGTGGCCCGTCTGTCTTTGAAGCAGACCGAGTTGATGACTTTCTTTTCTCTTGAAGTATCAGCTCTTCTCGAATGATAGCTTTAAGCTCAGAGAGTTTAATTTTCATGGCAGGCCCTTCCCCTTCAATACAATCTAACAAACAATAAATATCACTTATCGCTCATAAAAGATCGTTTGGAGATTTAATCTCTTGTGGCAGGGGCTACCAGCTCTCTGGGCAGCCAAATATTCTCTTCTTTGATTTGTAGATAATACTTTTCATTCAACGTGTCAAATCCGAGTATTCTAGCATCAGTAGGTTCAAAATTCTCATGAGCAAGGCACTGAACTTTGGTTCCAAAAGGTAGGGCAGTAGTCATATATAAACTCCTTAAGAGAAATATACTCTGTTTACCTCAATTGTTAACTTAATCTCCGCCGGATTCGATATCTACTGCATGTTCAAAATCTGATTTTTCATCTATAACACCTACTGGGGGTATTTCTTTGTCGCCCTCAAAAACCCATCGGATCTCTTCGGCGTCAATAGTTTCCTTCTCCATCAAGCTCTCAGTCATGAAATCAATCTTGTCCTTGTGTGTAACTAAAATGTGTTTCGCATCTCTAATACAAAGATCGATGATCTTGCGAATCTCATCGTCCAGCTGCTTAGCTGTCTCGTCACTGCACTCACTTCGCCTAGACATTGCCATCTCACGACCCAAGAACACATTCTCATTTCCTGATCCCATATAGATGGGTCCAAGAGACGACATGCCGAAATCTCGGACCATGCGTGATGCTATTTGTTTAACTCGCTTTAAGTCATTGGAGACACCTGTGGTTGAGCCTTTTTCACCGTAATACATGCGCTCAGCCAGATATCCGCCAAGAAGAACTTTAATTCGATCTTCGTATTCCTGCCAAGTTGAAGAGTACTTATCTTCCTCGGGTAGCTGCATGGTTAATCCGAGCGCTCGGCCGTGAGGAATAATCGTCACTTTGTGAAGAGGATCAGATGACGATGTGTAGTAAGCAACAACCGCATGACCCGCTTCATGACGAGCAGTAGCAAGCTTTTGCTCTTCAGACATTGCCATAGATTTTCTTGGTGCGCCCATCGTAATCTTGTCTCTTGCTGTTTCAAAATCCTGCTGGCCGACTCTGTCGGCATCTCGTCGGCCGGCCATAAGTGAGGCCTCATTGATAAGATTTGCTAAGTCAGCTCCTGAAAATCCGGGGGTAGATTTAGCAACTATCTTTAGATCAACAGCAGGATCAAGAGGCACATCTTTTGCGTGCACATCGAGGATCATTTTGCGACCCTTGATATCGGGTAGAGGTACTACAACTTGACGATCGAATCGGCCAGGCCGAAGAAGCGCGGGGTCTAAAACATCTGGGCGGTTAGTTGCTGCAAGAACAATAATACCGCTATTATCTTCAAATCCATCTAGCTCAACCAGTAACTGATTTAATGTCTGCTCTCGCTCATCATGTCCGCCACCCATGCCGGCGCCTCGTTGTCGACCGACAGCATCGATCTCGTCGATGAAAATAATACAAGGTGCATTTGCTTTAGCTTGAGCGAATAAATCTCGAACTCGGCCGGCGCCGACTCCGACAAACATCTCGACAAAATCCGACCCGGACATACTGAAGAAGAATACATTAGCTTCGCCAGCCACAGCTTTTGCAAGAAGTGTCTTTCCTGTGCCTGGGGGGCCCGATAGCAACATGCCGGTGGGCATTTTACTGCCCAGCTTATAATACTTCTTTGGATTCCGGAGGAAATCGACGACTTCCTCTAAGTCTTCTTTTGCTTCATCGCACCCTGCAACATCTTTAAAAGCAGTAGTGTTAGATCCTGGAGGGATTATTTTGTGCTTGCTTTTGTTAAAGTCCATTGCTTTGCCCTGGTTCTTTCCCATGCTCTTAATGAACAAAAAGAAGACGCCAAAGATGAGAATGAAAGGCAGGATATTGATAATAAGCGCCCAGAACATGTTCGGTCGAACTTGAGGTTTAATTATAAGTCTCAATCCCGGGTGATGCTTTTGAGTCAGCTCCAGCAAATTCTCAGTAATGGGACCAACTGTTATCAACACTCTATCTATTTCAGGTTGATTCAATTCCCACTGGTCCCCTTCGATCGTGAGAACAGCGGGAGGGTCAGAGTTCTCTGGCAGATCTTGAATAATCTTCACCATCTCTGTATAACTGATCTTTTCTTTTTGTACTTTCACCCCTTGGGGAAATGAGATCAGCGCAAAAATACACAAAAATGCTGCGAGCCAAATAAGCCAAGTTTTAGATCTAAAAATTTGCAAACTACATCACTCCCTTTTGAAGGTGAACTTACAAAATATAAGTATAATGCTTCTGTTCAAGTCGAACTAATTTTGAAGTATTTCTCGAGTTTCAACGAGGCTAATAAGTGAAGCCTGGGAAGAAATTCTTCCTCCTGCGCGATAAGACCCAATACTGATTACAAAAAATTTATTTTCTGGGAGAGGGTCGCCGTTAGACTCACAACAAAATCTAACTTTTACTTCGTATTCTTGACGTGTTCCCGGCATGGAGGTTCTGTCTATAACAGTTATTTCTGGACGATCATTAGCAGCAGCCCTTAAATCTTGAGAGTAAAGATTCAGTGCCATAAAATGATTTAATCCGCTTTGAGCAGAAATTTTTGCTAACGTGTGACGACGGGCGTTTCCCGAAATAAGTGCATTGTCTCTTGCTGACGCCCACAACACTGCAGAGAAAGAAGATATAATTACCAGCATCATCATGGTGATAATAAAAGCGAAACCTTTTCTCATGGATTAATTTGCATGTTAAGGATAAAATTTTGTCTTCTGACATTTCCTTGGTTTGGGCCGGCGCCGGACCTAGCATCAATTACAGGAAAATTTTTCTTGACCCACTTCTGAGTTTTGGCAGCGCATCGATCTTCCCCATACCCACCACGTACACACATTGACTCAGTCGCTTTTACAACTTCGCAAAAACATCTCATTTGATTGTCTCGCCACTGCTCTGGGGAGTATCGGTAGATTACTCCTCTCGGAACTCTTGTATTAGTTCCAGGTAGATACTTGGAGCATACAATTTCAGATTCTGGATGAAAGAATGGCAATCCTGTTGCCAAAAGAGTTGATGTTATCAATGTTATCAGTTTAAGTCCCATGTTAGAATTCTACAGTGCGCTATTAAAATTTACATACTAATAAGGGCAAAGGACTGAACTGTGTATTACTCGTATCGTTCCTTCGAAGTCTACTTCATACTTGTCATCGCCGATTTGCTTTACAATTTTTCCATACGTGCAGAAAAGCGGAACAATCTCCCACACATCGCAGACGACAAGATGATTTGGATAGAACTTTTGTTTCAATTTTCTACTGACTTTAGTTCATCTTTAGAAAACTCTAAAACTTTACCATCTATCAAGATCATATATACATCAGGTTCGTCACAAATCTCAGATAAAATGACCCCAGATTTTCCAACTAATTTTTTAGATTCTTTTAATAGAAATCCCGGGTAATGATCAGGGAACGGTCGCACTACAACAAGATCACCCAGTTTCATCTTAGGATTCTTGCAAGCGCTTATGTGTGTGTTGTTTTCTCAGCGCTAGAATACCTTGAGTAAGATTTCCGATGAAGATGTGCCCGCAGATAATCCCGAAAGCTAACCAGTCAGCATGGACGGCTAGCATGTAAAGCGCGGCGATGGCACCGGTACCAAAGTACCAGAAACAGGCTGGTACATTGATTGCATCAGCAGTTGGTGAATCTACAATTGCTTTGATTACCGGATAGTACCAAAAATAATTTAGCACTTGAGTCACAACATACAAGCCTATCAAGAACTCAATAGCAGTCATTGAACCTTTTTTCTATTTCGAATATGGCCGATTTGATGAATCTGGACGTATTGTGCTCTTATCCTTCTTAGCTCACCTTCATGCAAGACAGTAACAATCTTCATGTAGGGCTTATACTCTTCAGTAATGATACCATACTTCCAATCCGTCAATTCTTGGGTTCGATGATTAATGATATCTCGAAACCGAACCATGTCACCTTCTCTCATTTAGATTATCCGCTCTTTTTCTAACTGGAAGAAATCATTCTAACAAGGTGTGCCGGAAAGTATTTCTTTTTTCCGTCAAATAGAATGTCATATGCTGGACATCTTTCAGAATGATATTCTTTTAAGATTACGCCGTATCTAGGCTTGTTACATTTGAATTGCGCGAGAAGAAGAATCAAATCTCCTGGACAGGGACGATCAAGTTGATGATTCATCGCATAGTTCACAATCAAGTATGTGAATCCATTGAGGTTCTTCATTTATCAGCACCCAGCAAAATGATGCAGCAAAACCAGTATCTTCTAAAACTAGTCCGGCGCGACCTGAAAATACGCCGTCTAGGACTTTAACTAGATCGCCTTTAACAAGACTAGGTGCTTTGCCGATCAATGCGTCCTCTCGTTCCTTCTCAGTTCTCAATCAGATCAAGTAGATCTTTTCTGATTCCTAAGACAACACCGTCTGAATCTCTGGTGTACCTAACATATTTGAAGCGCGATAAACTGTCGATCGTTTCTTTGGGCGCTTTGGGAAATAGTACCTTGGCTTCGATATCTGATTCTGTGATAACCCCAGTCCATGACTTGTGTTCTCGGCACGTAACTCTAGATCCGGGCACCCAGCCCTTGGGCGAAGGGGTGCTATCTTTTTGAGGTGTTTTAGCAGAAGTTTTGTCAGATGTTTTGACAGACACTTTCTTTTGTGCTGTCTTCTTTTTCGCTTTTTGTTTTTTCTTAGACATGCAAATCGTCACTCAAAACAAGATTGACTTCTTGCGATTCAAACCACATTTGTTGGCCTGCAACGAGGACTTGATACGCTTCTAAGTAATCGTCAAACTCTCTTCGATCAATGATCATCGCCACTTGACCGTCAAATCCAGAATGACGTGAGTTAACAACAACTAGGTTTCCGGGTGACATATCTTTTCCTGGTCAAGGTGGTCCCAATATTCCTCGAACGATGAATCATACCACCCCCGAACAATCTTGTTCATAACGAGAACATCGATGACAGGATTCCCTTCTTCATCTTCATAAACAGCAGTAACCACGGCGGGCGTAAGCTCAGGAATGTTCAAGATATCCCCGTTGGCGTCTGCGCCGGTCCATTGTATTGGGCCTGTGGACGTATCGACCCACTCGGCGAATCGTACGAGATCACCTGGTTTGAAAATCACCGACTTACCGGACATAGATAGCGCTCCGAACGCTCTATTATACCTGGGTTTGTAGAGTTTGTTTTATGCCATCAGTTGCTTTTTCGACCACTTTGGAGGTCAGTTCTAGCTCTTGGCTGAACTTATATACGCCGGCCTGAATTGCTAGCAGTTCAGTAGGATTAAACTGTTTTCCAGAAGTTGCAAGCTTGATAATCTTGTCTAGCTTTCCTTGTCCGGACATGACGCTAGATAAAACTCTTGTTAGATTTGCATCTTTTGTCTTGTCTACCCGGAGCTCCTGCTTGATCTCTGCGGTCTTTTGGGTGGAAGGTATATTATCCATCGATGCCGAAGAGGAAGTTTGTTTCAGAACATCTTGGAAGCTCTTGGGTGTACTCTGGGCTTTAACTGGTTGATTTGCTGTAGGCAGTTGTATGTTTAACCCTGAAATTTCCATTATCGAACGTTGTTAATTGCGTTCTTCGCAGTGTCGTGCTTGGTTTTCATCACGTTTGAGATCGTGCTAAATTGCCTGTTCTCACCCTGCATCTTGTTCTGGAGGGTTAGATACTGGAGGTTGAAGCTCATCTGCATCTCTTGCATAGCTTTGGTTTGATCCATCAAGGTCTGCGTTGATGATCCGCCGGTTTGACCTGCAGGTGTATTTAAGCTGGGTGATTGACCTGGAACGTTCATTGTACCATTACCTGCGTAGTTGCCGATTGCTTCAGCTGCTTGACTTACAGTAGCATTGACAACTGATCCCCCTGGAACATAAGGTGCTGCAACTCCGACCGCACCTGCTACTACTCCTGCTGCGTTTGATGCGCCCCGGCCGACCATTGCGCCGAAATCGTTTCTTGCAGTTTGGCGAGTGTGCATAGCTTCTGAGGTTATGCGAATTGAACCGCCGTTATTTAGTCTATTAATACCTGGCATTTTATTTTCCTTACCGGATGTTTCTAATTGACGTCATGCTCATGTCGTGCATTGTCTTGAGAACATTAGAGATCAAATCATGCATCTCTTTGCGCTTATTCATAGCTTGCTGAATCTTGAAGTTGATAACTGATCTGCTGTGATCGACATCTCCTGCGGGTTTTCTGCCGAACATCGAACTACCTATGCCGCCGCCGAATGCCGAACCTAACTTTGATCCGATTGGGCCGCCAACTAATCCGCCCAGAACTCCGCCGCCGAGCGTGACAGCCTTTGAAGCGAGAGATTTAAAGGCGCTCTTGATGCCGCCGAAGATCCCGCCTTTCTTCTTACTCTTCTTCATGGACTCATACTTCTTAATCAGCGATTTAAGCTCTTTCTCAGAATCGCGCATTTGTTTGAAGAGGAAAGCTGCCAGCATATCCTCGAAGGATGCTCCTGGGCCGACTAGAGAATCCATGTCGCCGCCTTGCTTTTGAATCTGGCCCCTGAGAATGTTTCCGGCTGATGCGCCGCCGGATCTAATCAAGTTCATGATCTCACTGTCCATTGCCCGAAGCGCAGATCCTAAGGTTGTACGTGCAGTATTTTGCGAGTAAGTGTGACCGCATTGCCGGCGGGATCTTGCAATTGCTCGGGAAGGCCTGCTTAAAAACTGCTGTGTGGTTTGACCGGAGAATAAGTCCTTCCAGTTTTGAACTGCCCCTGAGATGTTTAGGGTTGCTAGATCTACTTGGGCTCCTGCAATATCTCCGACTGCATCCGGATAACCGAGTTTGTCTAGTGTTTTGTTGAGCCGAGTTCCGAGCGAATTAATTCCAACTACCATGTTTGAGGACCTCCCGTTTGTGTATGTCCTATATCTATTACCGGTAGTTTTACGGAAAAGTTTCCTCTTTTTTTAGTTTTTTTTTGTTTTTGTTGGAAAATCAACGGGCTGGAAGCCTTCTTTGAGTAGCTCTAGTTCGTCTTTTTCAGCATATGCTCTGCGACCATCGTCGTACAAAACTTCAAATTCCCAGTAATAAGTTACTGAATCTGTGTCTGTCCAGTATATATCTTTCTTGATGATCATCCCGGGTCGAAATATCGAGTAATCGTAAACCAAGTCACCGACTTTCACGAGACCACCAGAACCTTTGCAAGAATGTGTGTCCTGTTTTCGTCTACTGCTCTTTGCAATCTGTGATGCCCATCAAGAATGCTCTGGATCTCTCCTTCTTGCTCTATCGCGATGATCGGAAAAGATAAGTCTGCGGTTTCCTTCCGATGCTGTTCAATAATCACGTTAGATATCAGGGTTAATGGTTCGACTTCTAGCAAAACAATCGGCTCATCTTGCAGTGCTGCCAGAACATCTTGGATTGTTACTCTGTTTCCTTTTTCATCTTCCCAGAATGTTTTCTCCCAATCACTTAATTTCACGGGATCACCTCCAAGGTCCACCAAGGCGGGTCAAAATGACCGAAGGTCCATCTTCCGCCCTCGCTGTAAAAAATTAACGGACACGATTTCGATAGGATCGGGTAGTCCTCATCGCATATATACACGCCGCGGGCGATACAATCGTCATCTCTAGAAATTATTCTAACGAGGTCACCTGGCTTCATTGACTACTTCAATTGTCCATTGGTTGTCAAAATGGTGTATTTCCCCCTTGAAGAAAACAGTCGTTGATCGCCCAGAAAAAGGATCAGTCCACGCATCGTAAAGATAGATTCCGATCCCGAGGTTGTTGTCATCGAATCCAACAATGCTGACAAGATCACCAGCGTTCATACAGCTTCCTTTAGCTCGTCGTATATCTGTTGAACTACATCTGCTGGGACCCATCCAGCGACATTATCATACTCATCCCAGAACTTAGACCAGGGCTTCTTCTTCATGTCTGTCTCCATAGACGGGTTCAACCAAGCAGAGTCATTTGAAAGAAGTGCAATCTCAAAGGTTTCATAATCGTAAGGTAGTAAATTATCAGCTCTTGGTGAACAATAATTTTGAGAGCTGGCGACAACTGAAAGCTTCATTCCGCCTCGGAGATGCAGCTGGGCGTGGCACTTTCGCATTCCTGGGCGCAACATATAGTTTCTAAAATCATCTTTCATCGATTGCTTCAAGCTGGCTTTTGAATATCCACCATCGCCCAGTAGTAAAGAGTACAAGTGCATGCTCATAGCCGACTTCGTCTTCTATGATATCAATCACAATTCCAGGGGACTCAGGTACAGAATTATCCGCCAGCCCAAATACTTTGCTGCTGTCCCTAAGCGCGACCAAGTCCCCGGGCTTCATTTGTCTGGCTCTTCTTTCACAGGAATAAGACTATCTATTCTCTCTTTTTGGCATAGAAGTCCCCCAGTAGTTAAAACCCACATCACGGACACAAAATTTTTGTCATCGTGTTCGCGAACAACTTCGCCCCAGGCAAATAGAATATCTGCTCCGGTTTTTGGCTTTACTTTTGTCCCTACATTCATATTTTTCAACCCTCCGAAAGTGAGCAGTCTACGCTGGTTCTAGGTTGCTCAATATAGATCTCCTTTTGACGCCTCGTCAAGCTTTTAAATCTATATTCAGCTTTAGAGGCGGTGGATCTGTCATAATAATTATCTGAGAAGATTAGGTTTACTGGACGTCTTGACCTGGTGTATTTTGCCCCTCTTTTAGACTCATTATGCTCTTTTACTCTTCTGGCTAAGTCTGTGGTGATCCCTGTATAGTAAGTGCCGTCGGCACATTCTACTACGTACATGTACCAGTCATCGCTCACTGACTACCTCTAAGTCTTCTCTGTGTATGTAGAACTTCTGGCCTGTTCGTGGGCAAGCAAGATAAGCGCACTTGGGAATTCCGTTGCCCCAACCAACTCGAGCATGTGCTCGAGCTCTGAGCACTAGGAATGATTCGCCCACTTTGAGATCAATCCACCGCGTTTGAGGAGCTAGCTTGGGTTCGCCGGAACTGTCGTGCCACGTAGTGAGCCCAGCATGGATATCACGAGTTAGTTCTTTTCGCCACTCTTCTTGTTCTTGCTGTGTCGTAGATCGGAAACCCGTAACATCTCCATACTTGTGGACTACAGCTTTCACCCTTACAAGATCACCTTTTTTCACTTTGTCTTATCTTCTTTTTTGTATCCCGGGGTTTGAGATGCAGTTAGTTTTACAAGCTTTCTTAAAATACCTGACGCTAAATCATCATTTTGAGTAATGGTTGTATCTGGTAAGCGGTGGTTCGCATATTGAGCTACGGCATGCCAGCGCAATATTTCATTACATTCTTCTTTGTTAAGCTCTATCAACTGCAATAACTCCTTTTCTCTCTAGACACGATCTTCTTTTTCATTGTAGTGTGACAGTGTACCCCTAATGCTTTCTCCGTAAAGCTCAATGCAGGGCTTGCCCTTAAACGGATCTTTTTGATTTATAGAAAATGTTGGTTTTCTAACCCATAAAAATCGGTGTTTTTTCCACGAGTCACCTTCTTCGTATACATGCTGGAAGGATCCCACGTATTGCACAAGCCCCTCGATGCCCTTAAACCAGTGATTAAACCTATAGATCTTTCCAGGCTGGAGATCGCTAACGTATACTTTTCTGTTTTTCATTTCGCAATCGCCATATTTTCTACAAAGATTAATAAACTGATTTCTTTCGCTTTGAATTCATCGCTGATTCTAGTGAATCTGTTCTTAGGTGTTTGAGCTACCTTCACTTACTAGCGTCAAGTTTGATCCCAAAGCATGCATCTTCTTTCCTGACGACATGAAGAGATCATACTCAGCACGATAGTAGCACTTTATAATTATACCAGACTCTCCACCAGCTTTACAGTACTCTTTTATCTGGACAAGATCGCCGTTCTTAAACTGGTCTTTATAAGAATCGCAAGGCACTTATTGTTTGTCCACTGAGATTCTGCCTTCAGTGACATCTCGATGTGCTTTTATCAATTTAGCAACTATCATAGCAGTGTCTTCAGGCGAAAGGCCCTGCAGTTGTTTCTCTTCATTTAAGTTGACAAACTCAAGATGCCCGGTTGCGGTTGGTTGGACCCCGCTGAATGTGTACTGCTTTCCATCTATCTCGGCTTTGATTATTGTTACTACTTTTTTTTCTTTGCTCATCTTAGTCTCCTTGTTTTATGAGTCTAAACTAATTATTCTCAAGCTCATCTTCGAACACTTTATAAGCAGCATCAAAACAAGTTCCACACTCATCTGCGATTCCCAGAAGCTCCATCAGGTCAACAAAGTCATCGTAGCCGCTGGTAACAGCTTTTCGAATTTCTTTATCTGATACTGCTCTACGGGCACAGATTATCATTCAAAGCCTTCTCCGGATTTATTATAACGAGCAAACTATTTTTTTTGCACTAAAATATTATTAGGATCAATTTCATAATCCTGGGGTGCTTTTTCTAGCCATCTCTCGTCGATCTCACGAGGTTCTTCGTTCTGGAATTTTACCCAGTACACATTCGATCTCCACGGAGATCTGTCTTGAGAAATCTTAAATATAAACCCTAGTTTGCCGGAATCTTTGTTCGGGTTTTTCAAAAAAACATATCGAACAAGATCACCTGGAATGAAGTGTCTAGAGTCACACATGCTGCTTTAATAATTCGTGCGGGGCGAAAGCACGAAGTTCGCTATTTACAAGAACAGTAAACCTTCGACTATAATGAGCAGTATCATTAACTTGCACGATAACGCCTTTTGAACCGTGCAAAGAGTCGGGCGGCGGGATCATCCTGATTTCGACTAGATCACCCTTTGTCAGCACGTTCCACCAGTACTAACTTATTGTCATAGACAAATTCTTTTAATCCGTTGCTAAACAAAATTTCGTAAACATCTCGAACGTTATGCCCGTATCGGTGTGCCATTACGATTGGCCACGTATTAGAAAACTTAAGAACAACACCGGTCATTTCTGAATTGTTGTGGAAAACAAGGTCTCCAGGGTAGAACTTTTTTCTCTTTCCCAATATTAGACTCGGCCGTAATTGTCATCCAGACGGACGACGTCGTCTAGTTCGGGAGTAGACACCTCTACAATTCGACAATCACTAACTGCAGTCATTCGGTGAACAGTATCTGGCGGGATATGCGCTGCTTCCCCAGGATGCAAAATCTTTTCATCTCCATCCTGCTCAAATAGAAGCTCTCCATCTAAGATCAATATCGTCTCATCCTTCTCAATATGAAACTGCCTAGAAAGAGCGTGTCCTTCTTTGATAACAAGGATTTTTCCAACGTACTTATCTGTGTGCGCCCATAAGACTTCATGTCCCCAAGGCTTTTCAATTACATTACTCATGCTCTTCATCTTTTTCATCTTTTGATTTAGAAGTCCACGTTCCAGTCTCATTACCTTCAGCCGCCCATCCTGGTCGGTCAGTGCGAGAGTAAAGTTCGAGATAGGGCCCGGCTGATCTTTTTTCCACGAAGTCGTAAAACTCTTCCGGTTTTCGTGAATGTTCACGGCGTGGTGCGAAAATATAGTCCCTCGAGGTGCATAAACCTCTGCCGTTTACTACATTTTCAGGATCATCAGTACCGCTGTAACGTGTATTCTTTCCCATTCCCTTGTCATACCTGACTGCAAAGATACACATTTCAGTATATCTCATTCCGTATGGAGTGGGGCTGCCTACATTGCTCTTCACCCACGGGATGAGTGTAATCGGAGTGAAACCCAGGCGCTCAATAACTTCTATTGCCGGGATGATACCTTGATCTTTTCCTGCAGTAAATGAATTAACTGCCCACATATACATGTGTGCCTCAGGGGCAACGCCGTATTCATTAAACCAGCTGTTCAAAGTAGTAACGATCGACTCTTTGGATTGCACATTATAGTGAGTAGAGGGTTGCAAAGATTTATGCCCTACGCCCCCAGTGCTTTTCTTCCAGGGAGGATCGATCATTACCGTTTTGAACATTTGATTCCTACTGCTGAATTTCTACAAGTTCAATCTCAAAATTAAGGTCCTTACCTGCCATCGGGTGATTGAAGTCAACATTAACTGCTTCTTCCTTCACTTCGTTGATGGTTCCTATGACTGGCCCGTTTGGACCGAAGCCCTGGATCATGGCACCTTCGACATACTCAAAGTCATCTGGAAAATTATCCTTTGAGATATCAACAACTGCTTCGGTGTTAATAGGGCCGTAAGCCTCTTCTGGAGTCAAAGTAATATTCTTTGTCTCTCCCGTAGTCATACCCACAACTGCAGTATCAAATCCTGGAATCATTTGCCCAGATCCAACTTCGAAAGTTAGGGTTTCATTACGACTATGCGAGCTATCAAACTCGGTTCCGTCGTTAAGGGTGCCACGATAGTGGACACTGATTGTATTGCCATTCTCTACTGTGCTCATTTTATTCTCCTTATAAGTCCATGTGCAGTGTAGTTGTTTCATCAGGACTTTCGGAATCTCGATATCCTGTTTGCGATTTTGTGAATCGATCAGCTGTCATATGACGAAGTTGATCTTTTAGTTCTTTGTTCTCTTTTTGCAGCTTATTAATGATATCTTGAAGATGTTTTTCTCTGTTTGTGGCTTTTGTCATTTAACAAGTTCGCTCATCGCCATGAATCACTTTTACCACTGGAAACCTTAGACTAAAGGTTCCTTCCTGGTTTTGGCTCTCTTCAAAGTACTGCACGGTAATAACTTTGTTCAAGATATCTTGTGGGTTTTTAAAGAAATGTTTTCGTTCCTCGATCGTAAATCCAGATCCGACACCTACATCATTCTTCTTATGTACGATCACAACGTTAGAAAGCATCTCTTCTTCCACTTCGCGCCCTTCGACTACGTAGCGGAACGGCCCAAAGGACACATCCTTCACGCGATACTCTGCATCGTGCATGGTTTTAACCTTCAGGATGTCCTTTGACCGCTTGCCCTTATATGTGGTATCAAGCCGGAGCATCAAACCTTCCCAGCCAGCATTCTGGGCTTCCTGGCGCCACTTCTCAAAGTCCTCGATACCTGCAACCCTCTGCTGGTGGAGAACGCTGAGGTGCTTTGCTTTAAACGGGACAGTGTCTCGAAGGCGACTAAGACGCGTGAGGAACCCATCTTCAGACGTACCAGACTGGAAGTCGGAGAGATCGATCATATCAAAGATCTGGAACAGGCCATTCTCGACGGTGTGATCCTTGCGACGGATTTCCTTCATCATGCTCTGGAAATCCTCATCTCCGTTCTCGTCGACTAGGCACATCTCGCCGTCAAAGACAACGTTGGTCACACCGAGTGCTTCGATCTCTTCTTCTACTTTCCTCAAAGTTTGGAACTGTTTTCCAGATCGCGCCCATGACGAGGCGTGGCCGTTCTCATCTACCATCACCAGACATCTAACGCCGTCTAGTTTCCGAGATACCACCCAAACCTGATTTTCGAAATCAACTTTCTTAGCAGTCTTCTCATCATACGAGTTTGCCAATGCTACGTCGAACGTGGGAATGAGATTATCACACGCTCGATTAATAAGCTTCTCTGACGCTCTGATTTTTAAGCTTCTGTCTAGGATTAAAGTTAGTACTTCTTTCCACTCTCCGTTTTCACGCAGGAAGGAATTTGTTTGGGACAGGGCTTTGTGGCCTGTAATCTCTCGCGCGTTTAGGGCGTCGAGCAAGTCAAAAACTGTGTCATAATCACATGTATCATCACAGAGATCAGACCTCTTTTGAAGGTTCTTGACTCCGACGTGATACTGCAAGTAAGGATTGTACGTATAGTAGAGTGTCTTTCGGATTAGATCGTCGGCATTCTCGAGCAGTTGAACCTTATCTAAGACTGAGGACGTTGCTTGCATCTCATCAAGAAAAGTGTGTAGGTTTTTCATCAGTGGGTGTGACCTTTCCACAGATTCGTACGATATTTACATACAAACTGGACTGGATCTAGGTGGTCATCTTTAAGGTTTCCCTTATTCCGATATACTTCTAAGTGAAGATGGGACCCTAAGGCTTTTCCAGTGGATCCGACTTCCCCGAGGAGTGTTCCTGCCTTTACTGTCTGCCCCTTCTTTACAAGAATCTTGGACATATGCGAGTACTTAAACTTCAAGCCACTGGGTGATCGAACCATTACCTGCAGGCCGCCTCCGGCGGAGGATTGGCGGGCGTAGTAGACGTAACCCTCGGTGATACTTCGAATAGAAACACCTTCATCAGATTCAATATCAATTCCGTAGTGAAACTTCTTGCCGGGCCCGAAAGGATTATCCCTCATTCCGTAATGTGAGGTAATTCGGCCAAACCGGTAATCGATGGGAAGCTTGCAATCTGGGCCTCTATCAGAGACAACGTCTACAGATTCCATAGCAACAACATTTGATGGTGCTGACAGTACTAGCAAAGCAATGAGAACCATATGTTCCTCCTCGCTTTTATTATACTGTATGGGTGTATAATTTACACAAAAATAATGTGAGCTTACTTACCTAAATCAGGCTCATCAAAGACTTCAACGTCACCTGGAAGAGTTGGGGCGCCTGCCGCTTCCCAGTCTTCTTTTGAAATAGTTGTAATCTTTTCACCGGTGCGCTTATCTGTAACTTCAACACCTCGGGACCAGGCTGCAGCGCCGAATCCAGAAATTCCTGGCAGAAGCGCAGAATCAGTGAGATCAACATCTTCTTCTGGTTCATCACCTGGGTGCGCTGCTGAGCCTATGCCTAGTTTTACAAGAGCTGTTGCTGCTGCTCGGTCATTCGCGGGGCTGATATCGGCGCCGATTTGTGCAAGCATGTCTTCAATTGCAGCATCAAGATCTTCATCTGACGTCTCTTCTGACTTTACAAGAGATTTTCTTTGTTTTTCAGGTTCGACTGCTTCGGGCTCATCAAATACAACATCTTCTGCTTTGAAATCCCCAATAAATCCTTTTCGCCCGGCGATTATGCCGGCGTCGACCATGTCAGCCATTGCGCTCACTAGGGCGGAGTCTGCATCATCTCTATCTAAGGCTATAGCCAGAGACTTAAGAGTTCCGGGGCCAACTACTCCATCAACATCAAGCTCTTCAAAGCTTTGAAATGTTGCCAGGGCAGTTGCTGTCTTTGGTCCCCAGGCTCCGTCATCCTCACCGGGTGCCAAAGCCCCTACTGCGATCAGTGCACGTTGTATGTCTTCGATTTCATCGCGGGATGCTCTGCGTGCTTCTACAAGCATATCTTTTGCAATCTCTGCGATCATACCTCGAAGGCCGGCCTCGTTCATTGTAAATGCCTGGTCTTGCGTAGACTCAGCGATTTGTTCTGTCTCTACAGACTCGTTAAGAAGACCTGCGATCTTGTTCCAGCGATTAAATGTCGTCATAATTACACTCCATGGGATAATATTAATTATCTGTTATCTTTATTAATTGTCTAAAGTAAATACTTCCACCTCTTGAGTCCATGCGCGGCGATGGTGAGAAGATATCTCTTCAAGATCCCACTGCCCGAAATCAAAACCTGGAAGCAAAGCTGTTGTCATACGATATAAGAATGCCCCTGAACCGGGGTGATCAATCTCGGATTCGAGATCATTCTGTGGGAAGTAGGGTAGTTTGAATTTAGTCAAGTGTCCTGGGACAAACACATGCCACTGGTTACCGGTGCTTGCTTCTGCAAGTGTAAACATATACAGCGACGGCTGCGGGCTGATTGGTTGTGTTCTCCACTGCATCATGCGATTTCTTAAGAAGCTTCCTCGTGTTGGCTGATTCATGCTGGGAAACTGCATCATCTGCCCTAGCATAACTCCTCCGCTTATATCGTCTGGTCCGGATCTAATAATTGCACTATACGGCTCATTATAACTGTAGCTTCCATGACAAGATAAACCCCTGCTGCCCTCCCGACAAGTTTGACCTCGTTGACAGTCGGTATGCATACGACAAGAAACTACATTGTCATAGTCTGGATCCCAGGCTCTTGTATACGTTCCTGCATAAAACGTGAGCATTTGCCCCGGTACTGACGGTATGCTTTCAACTACGACATGCGTGCGGGCTGCTGTCTTGGTGCTCAAGTGATACACTCCCTCACCTCCAAAATCTAAGAAAGTAGAAACTTTGGAATGCGTTGGCCCTTCTCGGGTGCCGGCATAGAAAGGAGCTTCGGGCAATGTGATAACTGTAGAGTTTTCCAAGTCGTATTCTAAATTAATTACAATGTCGCTTACAGTCTCACCAAACACAGCATTAATTCCTCGTCGGATTCCCATTTGACGCACAGAGGTTATCTCTTGAGTTCTAACATTTATTACTCCGGTAAAAGCAACCAGGGCGAACCTTCCTGGAATAGTGATGAAATCGAATGGCGCATTATCTTCAAAGATAGTATCGTTGCCAAAGATGACAATGCAGTTTCCGCTTGAGAACCAAGTGCAGGGTCTTCCGCCTTGCGGAACAGGTTGCTCCCACGCAGTTGCCTTGGGTGTTTTTCTGCTAAAGATATTCTTCTGGGTGAGGTCGATGAATCCAAATGCACGCTCGTAAGGTCCGAGAGTGTTTGGATCGAATAGTGCCTTCGAGAATCCAGTGACCACACCTCTTATTCTAGGGAATACAACAGGAGGCTGGGAGGGTGGTGCGCCGGAAGAGGGGGGTGAAGGAAAAGAGCAGTTTAGGTAAACTGTAAGGTCTTCGGAAGGCACCTCAACATAAGTCTCTGTGTCACAATATCTTGCTGCAATAGTCACTGTTTGGGCGCCGTAGACGCTAGGGCCACTCAGCGTTGCTAGCCCAAGCTGGTTTGTCTTTTTAGCGTATCGGGGTTCTTGTTCTACGCCCAACCAAACCAAGGAGTCTGCCAGCGGTATTCTTTCCCCCTGAATTATTGTCAGGACTTTTACATTAAACGATCCCGACACATTGTTGCCATGCACACCGCCAGTAATGAAGGCTGGGTCATAATACTCAAACCCTCCTCGAATATCTGTAGTACTACCATTAGAATCTATAGAAACGTCTACATATCCTGTCAATCCTTGCGGAGTATAGACGTTCAAAGTGTTTTCATCTGGTGCATCCTCGACAATGCCGGGCATTCCACCAAACATAACTGAAGCTGTCTCGCTGCCAATACCCACAGAAACTAAAGTAACATATGTACCACCCGCAATTGATCCTCGGTTTGGGTGTACTTGCGGTGCATTCTCATCCACGTATTCAAAATCAGACGACGTTGATACTCCTAGGCTGTTCTGCACTCTAATCTCAGCAGGCCCTGGTGTACCCGGAGGTAATCGGAAAGTAATTACGCGCTGGTTTACGCTGAACACATCCTCAGCAGCTTGTCCTGACACTGTTACTGTGGTATCTGGCATGAACCCATAGCCCCGGAGTCGGACACGCGGGCCTCCCAAAACAGGACCGGTTGGTGGTGTGATCTCCTGGATATGCACTGCAGGACCAGAATCATAAGCTTGAGGTTGGCGGGATGGACCTGCATCTCGAGGAGGTGGAGCAGAAGTTCTTCCTGCATCATACTTGAGATTAATTATGGGTCCCACGTCATGAGGCGGTGATTCTATTTGCTCAATACACGCAGCTAAAAACCCTAGCAGAGCGATATTAAAAATCTGTAAAGTTAGCTTCTTCAAACTCGATCGCATTCTTCTCATCGAGAACATCCTTAACCAAGCTCCTGATTATTTTAGGTAATCGATGCTTGAGTTCTAATTCTACTGCTTCTCGAATCATGTGTTCAATCTTAGGTGATAGAATAATTTTCATGTCATTCCCCTGCTCTTTTCACACATAAGCCTGTTATTAGTTTATGCTACACTGGGATTTATCAAAAGCAAAGATTACTTCTTTAGTTTTTTCTGCTTGCCGTGTGCGAGATATAAAATAACAGCATTGCCTACAAAATAAGACGTAACAACTGCGCCCAAGACGGCATCCTCAACGACTAACAGCGTGTAAAGAACTGATGCAAATGCGCTCATCGTAAAGACGCAGTATGCCGGCACAGAAATTGCGTCAGCAGTTTCTGACTTGGCTACGGCTTTAACTTGATGAATAAACAGGAGTATTGCCAAAGCCTGTGTTGCAATATAAAAACAAGTAAGAAGCGTATCTATCAATTTACTAACTCCGCTCGAACTTTATATTTGATATCTGGGACCTTAGTAGTGAGATATCCTACAGACTTAAAGACATCGCCTTTGACCAAATGCGGTACTTCGACCGGAATACCTGAGCCTGTAATGGCGCGCCCGTAAACGAGAAGATCTCCGTCAGTAACCACGTATCGATCAGGCTGGAAGTCAACTCGATCGGTCTTATATCCAGTCTTGAATAGCTCGTCGTAAAGCTCTTGCCCGGACCAGTTAGAAGTAATCATGATCTTAACAGGTACTTCAGGATACCTTGCCACAGATCCCACGCGGACTTGTGGGATATTTGTGTTAGCATTCTTATAATCTACCCCAAGCTTGAACATTCGACCGAATCCGCCCAGTGTGGAAGCGAAGCGTCGAGTGCCGTATATAGAGAGTTGCTCACGAATTAGTTTTCGGAGTTTTTTCTCTTGGTCAGTGTTCATACTGTTGCAGTGTTAGAATAAGCGCTGTTATAAGCATTGATGTTTTTTGTAACGTGGGCAATATAGTCTGGATTTTTTTTACCGTAATATTTGCCGACCCACCCTGCTGTATTACCCGACTTCATTAATTTAGCAGCATCTGGATTTCTTGCAATCCAAGCCTTGAACGCTGTTTTAGAATGTTCTTCTGGATTGACCCGCCACGCAGACATGAATTTCTTTGGGTCTCTGCCATAATCTTGAAGAGAAGATTCGCCTAAGACTTGATATAACCCCCAGGCTCCCCCAGAGATTGCTGCTACTGGATCAACTTTGTAAGCCTTATTAAATTGCTTCTTCGCGTTGTCGCCGTAATAAGATTTTCCTGCCGGAAGTTTGCCGGGTATTTCAGAATGCTTTCTTGCGATGTGTGCATTCCATGCGAAGGCTTTGGGATTGCCTGCTGATTCCCTTTTCTCAATTGCATAGATCACTGCAGCTGGAACGCCTGTTGAGGCGGCAAGTTCTTGTGCTCGACCTGCAGATGTGTGACTTACATCGACTGCGGAAACCAGATCTCCGGTGGCGGCATCAATATCGCTGACTTTAATGAGTGTTTTTTCAATATTCTTTGGAATGTCAGCTGTCACAGCAGCTTTTATCTCTGCATCCTTCTCCAGAAATTTATCCCATGTTTCTGACGTTGTGGTTCCCGTAACTTTTATCTTATTATCTTTTTGAAACTTTTTAATAGCATCCTCAGTCTTTTGATCGAACATGCCGTCAACATCGACTTTATACCCAAGTGAATCTAGACCTTGCTCAAGAACTTTGATAACCTTTAAATAGATCGATGTTTGCCCAGAAGGGGTTTTAGCATACACGTCTCTTTTGGATGCAATCTCAGATTTTGCACCTGGCGATATCGCTTCCTGGATTGATTGCCGGGTTACTTCTTTTATTTTTGCTAAAGTTATTGGACCCTCAAGATCTTCAAGGCGATAGTAGACGTCTTCCAAGACCAGATTCTGGAATTGCTTTCTGACCTCGTATACGTCATCATTTTCTCTGTTCATCGCGAACCCCTTGATTAGAGATCCGGCGCGGGCATTAGCGTCATCTTCCAAGTATCCTCCGACATGTTGCATGGGATGCTCATCAAACTCACCCTTGTCATCTTGCTTGGCATGTACTAATTCATGTGCAATAGATCGCAGAACATCAGGAACCGCACGATCCTTGCCGTAGATCTTAATGATCTTGTTGATCGGATCATAAAAAGCTGTAGTTTGTATTTCATGCGCGGCACGGTCATCAACAATGTAGATATCGTAGTCAGACTCAATGCCCAAACTCTTGCAGCAATGATCGACGAAAACCTGGACCAGAGCCTGCTTTGATTCTATTCGGGGAAGCTCCCCCTCGAGATACAAGGCCATTTAAAATACTCCTAGGCGTACGTTATATATTTATGCACTCGGAAGAAGTTATTACTCTTCAACCTGAACTAGGACTATGCCTTTTTCAAATCCGCCCCGAGAGGTGCGCTTATTACATTTAACTTCGATGACATCCTCGATCTTGAGATCCAGCTTCTTTCGAAGGGAGTCAACGACCTCCATCAGATCAGCCATTTCCTCTGGACAAGGATTCTCGAAAAGCTCTTCCATCTCTTCTAAGATCTTGAGTCTATAATACTCTTCGATCTCCTCAGATTTCATTTTCCGAGTCTTGCATGTTTTTCCCGCTTCCTTGATAATCATCGGGATCTTGTCGCGGACTAGCTTGTTATATTTTTTTATCATCTATTGGATGCACTAACTCTGGTTCAATAAAATAGATTTCTCCATCTGACAGAATCTTGCAGCGTGTGTCTTCAAACGAATTGGGTGCTGCTGCAGGTTTACCTAGAAAGACTCCGAGAAATCGATAGTCAACGGGAAGATCGTCATCTTCAATCCAGACCATATCCCCTGGGATTATCATTACGCTTCTAATATATCAAGCATCTGTTCGATCGTGTTCGTGGAATCGACATTCTTAAGCCGAATCTTATAGATACTGAGCGCTGCTTTGAAAGCTTTAGTATCTAGGCGTGCCTTGAACTCTTCCATCAATACCTTGCGATCTTCTCGGAGCGTATCAATCTCAGATTCAATAGTTGTCAAGCGACCCATGAACTCGCTTACTGCTTCTTTTAATTCATTCGACATTTTTATTCCTTTCTAGAAATAATTTCAATTTTATTAGGTGTAGTGATAATCTTTTCACCACCGACTAGAACTTCGACCCAAAGCAAGTTCTCAAAGTCAATATTTTGTGAAACCTCTAGGAGCATCCCAGATTTCCAGCAATGATCAAGCTCTCCTGTTGTTGTGTCTCTTTCAGATATCAAAACTTCAACAAGGTCGCCGGACGACGGAGATCGATGATTCTTCACTTATTCTTACTCTCTCTGTCCTTGATCTTCTTCTCTTCTTTTTCTTTCATTTTCGTCAGCCTCTCGATATCTACATGCGTATTAAATTTCTCTGTTGAGCCAACATCTTCCATAGCAAAAAGATCTCCTAGCTCAGCAGCAAGAAAACTATCTTTGTTCTTTTGTGAAATATAAAGCATGGCTCGATGTGCAGAATGCATCCAAAAGGCATCGTCTAAGTCTTCCTTTTTAGCTGCCTCCCTGAACTTTTCTACTTCTTCTGCGATAACAGAAGTGATCTTGTCACACGACTTAAGAAGCTGGCGCTTGAGGCGGTTTGTCCGCACCTTATCTTCTTTTCCTGACTTTGCTATTACCTTAAAACCCATTTCTTTCTCCAGAGCTATCTACAAAGATGTTCTTTCTTTGTCGGGCGGACTGTGCGGGTTCGCGCCTTCAGTATCTACTTCCTTGAAGTTTCCACCTTTTCTTTTAGGGATTCCGCCCTTAACTCGGGCAGTAGCAGTATTGTTTGCCTCTTCTAGACGCCGATTATTCACTGAACACCCTTGGCAGCGCTCTTTTTTATTGGGCTCTTTAGTCGTGGTCATTCCACACCCATTTAAACATTTGTATCTTGTGATTGAAATTAGCTGTCCGTCGATTTCAATCTTGTCTTTAAACTTTTTCCATTTGCTTGCGTTTCTCATTTTTCTCCGAGAATTAAGTTGTGTGAAATCTATATACCAAGATTTTAGAATTTGTTTATTTTAAACGTCCATTTTGAGACACAAGTCGGGCGCCCCAATCAACAAATAGGCCGATCATAGCTATGTTCGCAAGAACATCTATCTCTCTTCCCGGAAGAACTAAAGATGCTAGAATAATTCCAATTCCCGCCAACCTTAAGTTATTTTTAGTGATCTCAGACATTTTATCCCCTTTTTGTCTCAACTAATCGATTAAGATACCAGAGCGCTTTCTCTAGATCTTGAACCTCGTTTCCTTTGTATGGAGACCGAAGAAGATACTTCAAAACATTTCCTTCGTGAAACCCTAGGCTCCACTCTTCGATTACGTCAAGAACTTCTATCTTGCCTACATTGTAATGATTTGGGTGGTCGACTTTGTTCATCTACGCTTTATAACGCATAGGACGAAATTGTATCAGATACAATCTGCAAGAAAGATCTCATCTTCATAAACCCAAATTATCTTTCCGCTAATCAATATCTTGTAGTCAAAAGATTTTCCGCCGTCGATCGGGGCGACATGAGACTGCGCTAATAAATGAGATCTCATTCCGATAATAACAGCAGGGCTGCTGCCGTGGTCGAGGCCAAACAAATCTAAAGAGTTGTCTCGAAGAGATTTTTTCAGCTTGATCAGATCACCCACCTTAAACAGAGGGCTAGCGTTCAAATATCCACTCATCGTAACGAGCTCGGATGAGGCGCATAATTCTGATTGAAGATTTCTGGTACTGCTCTATTACATTTCTTGCTTTTGAAATCTTCCATCCTGGCCCCCCGTTGTAGCAAGCAAAAATATTATTTTTTTGGCAAGCCTTAAATCTATAGAAGTCACGCAATATAAATACAGCATGTCGAGCATTTGTTCGGGGGTTCATGTTACTTTTTACGAATTCTTTTTTAGTTTTATATCCCAGCTTCTTATACCACCAGTGCGCATTAATCTGGAATAAGCCATAATCACCTGTGTGAGAAACAATGTTAGAATAAAACGAAGATTCTTTGAATGCTATAGTAAGCATCAGAACCTTGTCAAAATTCTCTTCTTTTGCAACGTCTAATATAACACTAACATTAGTAAGCTGCGTAGAATTCAGACGACCTAGAACTGACTTGGCATGAAAATATGTTATTTCTAGTTCGTCATTTTTCGGTGTCGTATATTGAATTACCGGGAATGTCTCACCTGCGTAGATTTCATGATCTCGTGCTGTTTCATCACTAGTGGTGCATGACGCAAGGAAAACTAGAATAGGAAGATACTTTTTCAATGTTGTTGCCCTCAAGCTTTTTACTTTACTGTATTGTCTTTAAACTTAAAATGGTATTATCTTATCGCCTGTAGAAAATAAAGCACTTGCCTAAGATGCAGAACTCATATACATCCCGATCTTCTTTAAGCACGTCCTCAACTATCATTAAAATAGAGTCGTGAGGAGATGCAATAGATAGATTTTCTAACTTCTCTACGCCGGCGTAAACTAATCCGACAATCTGCATAGAAGAATTTAAGATGGGTGAGCCAGAAGAACCTGGTCGTGTCGGTAGGGAATAAACTGATTCGTGTAAGCTTGGTCGCCCTGCGAAGAATCCCTCAAATAGGAGCACTGTCTCTCTGCCAAAATATCCGTATGGTGCTGCCATATTATAGATTCTTTCTCCTCTTGACGGCGGGAAATTGGCGATGTCTAGATATTCAATTTTGTCATTGTTAGCGGTAAGAACCTTCAATACACACAGGTCATTGTCTTTGTCAACTCTGATTACGTCTGCGGGCATGCGATTTAAATTTTCATCAACGATGGCGATGCTTGTACCAATAAGCTCTATTGTTGGCCCTGTTTTAAATTTTGGAATCGTAGGTTTCGCGCATGAATGTCCCGCTGTTAAGAAAAAACTGTAATCAGAATCTTTTCTACTTCTTGCAAAAAAAGAACCCGAAGACGTCGATGTCGACGTCTTGATCTTGCACTCCTTGCCCTGGCATATTTTTAGCAACATCGAGTGCCGGACCATGCCGAATGACTCAGTGGGCATGATAATTCTATGCGGTGAAGCATAACAGCTGCTCAATAGAAGCAGAGGAAATAAAATAGCAACAGAAAGTACATTTTTTATGATTTTTTCCATATTGATAAATATGTAGGAACGCGCATACACACACAAAATATTGCGCTAAGTAGCCTCGGAGCATTTCATGAAAATCCTAAAGAACTCTGCTGTTGGCATCATTGCCGTCATCGCAATACTGGTGCTTTTACAAAAAGACAACACAGTAAAACAAGGACAAGTCTGGACTAAAAAAGGATCAGAGTGGTCTTACGTTGGAAGCAAATCCAATGAAAAAAAACAAATACACATCATAAGTCAATCCAGTATTAATAGCAAAGAAATATTTAATACTGTGATAAAGATGCCTTTTGTCACGCTAGAAGGTAAAAATAGAACTCATGGTAAAAATTGGAGAAAAAACTAGGTTTATCATTCTGGGGGCGCTTTTAGTCGCCACAGGATTAACTTATTACCTCGTCAATATCACTCCTGATCTGGTCTTTAAAAAAGACACAATTTATTACATGCCCGGCAAAAATAACGATTGCACTTGGCACGTATATTTTGAAAATAATGTCTATCTCAAAAGAGGCTCTTTTTCTAATATATTCATTGGCCTGCCTAACCGAGAACAAAACGGAGCTATCAAAGGTATTGTAGAATCAACAGCTACTGACCTTCTTTTAGCTTTTTCTTTTCCAGGAAACATCAGGCAGGCGCCGATTGTTCTGACAGCAAGGCACAATCAGATCACTGCACCGATTGATCACGTTAGATTTAGATTGTTTAATAGCACCCTTTTAACCATCTTAATTTTCAAAGATCATAAATCCTGTATTTCGAGGAGTTCGAAATGAGGAATGCTGCTATTTTAGTTTTTATTTTTTCATTATCTGGTTGCCCCGATGACGATCTTTTAGTTCAGTTAGAGTGTGCTCCGGGTGACTCTAGAGTATGCGATTATTCTGGGAACATAATCGATCTTTCAACTTCCAACCTTGACCTTCCGGGCGTTTGCAGCTACGGTCAACAGTTTTGCACTTTTGACGGATGGGGTGAGTGCGTAGGAGCAGCAGGTCCAGAAAATGAGATTTGCGACGGTATTGACAATGACTGTAACGGCAGGATCGATGATTCTTACCCAGAAAAACATGAACTTTGCGGCTTTGAAGAGGACATTAACTATAGCGAAGGTATCTGCAAACCCGGAGTCTATGAGTGTGTAGAAGGTAGTATTTTATGCAGAGGGCATGTTGGACCAGAACGCGAGGTTTGTGACGGTGTTGATAATAATTGCGACGGCCAAATAGATGAGCATATCTCCAATCAAACAGCTGTTGTTTGTTATGACGGCCCGCCAGGAACAATGAGAGTTGGTATCTGCCGGGCAGGAATATCATACTGCACAGACGCAGAAATGTCCCACTGTGAAGGTCAAGTTTTACCTCAAATTGAACAATGCAATCAAGTAGATGATAACTGTAATGGCGTGATCGATGAGGGCTTTGAAAATCGGCCGGCAGAAATTGTGTTTGTAATAGATGTCTCTGGCTCTTTTGATCAGGAAATATCTTCTATGATCGGGGGGATTCGACCGTTGCTATCTGAGCCCATCACTGAAAACTTTAAGTTTGGGCTGGTGCTTATTGGAATGCGGGTGCCGCACGCAGATGAAAACTATCCTCACACGCTAAAGACAACTGACTTAGTTTCAAGAGACGAGTTTATTGCGTTCTTAGAAGAAATACAAGTAACATACATGCCGCTTTCTGGTGGTAGTGAACCTTCATACGATGCAATTTACGGCATCTCTACAGGAGAGATCCCCTTTAACTTCTCTGAAACATCGCAGAAAGTTATCGTTCTTATGACAGACGAAAATGGGCAATCATATAAAATGCCTAGAATAACAGAGACACTTGCCGGAGAAGCTGCTAGAAACAATAACGTATCTATTTATATCTTCTCTAGTCCGCATGATGTGCCAAGCTTTGATCAGATAGTAGACGACCCTATGCATATTTTCTCAGCTACGTCAGATCAGCTTACAGTTTTTAATCAGCTTCAAAATCTGTTTAATGATATTTGCAGATAGCTTCTTATCTATTATAGTTCGTCAGAGAAACCAGGATGATCTGCAGGCAACATAAAATGTCCAACTAATAGTTTAGGTTACTTGTCAGTAGGACACCACGCTGGGTGTATCCAGTTCTGCTCAGCACAGAGATTAGCCTCTAGACGATCTATGCTCAATACTGATATTGGCGTTGCATATACCATGCTTTCTAAGAGCTGCGGCACATATCCCCTTCCAACTGGAATGGCTACTAAGACGCCCACAAAATTTCCTTTTTTATCAAAAAATCCTGAACCTGAAGCTCCTGGCCATCCGTACGTATGGACTGTAATCTTAGTTCTTCCACCTGATATCTTTTCTATTCCGGCGACGTCGCCGCGCAGCGTAAGCAAATCATGATGGCCTGGATAACCGGAATAGGTAAGCGTTTCTCCAATTTCGGGCAAGGGAGAAGTATTTGTTCTAAACGGAACAGCAAGAATAGATTCCATCTTCTTAACCGCGAGGATGCATACATCTTCCTCATTGTCAAAATAAACGATCCACCCTTTAGTTCTTTCTTTTTCAGGGGTTACTACCCACACATATGAATGATGTGATGCATCCACAACATGTGCAGCTGTTACAACCAAGTATTGATCTTTGTAAGAGACGTATGTGCCGGTGCCTCGGCCGCTGCCCGGGGTAAATACTTTTACTGTAGCGTATCTAGATCGAAGCTCATGCGGATTTAAAGTTTCGACTGGAGTAGCTTTTCCCCAGAACAACTCTTCTAAAACCTGCTTATCATTGTCACAAACTTGTGCTGGGCTGACTGCATTGCAGCTAGCTGCTAGAACAAAGAGCAAAGAATAAGATAGAAATCTATTCATGGCGTTCTTTCCTTAAAAAAAGATCAAAGTTGGAGGAGAGTGAGGGATTCGAACCCTCGGTAGATTGCTCTACAGCCGCGTTCCAGGCGACCACCTTCGACCGCTCGGTCAACTCTCCATATCCAAGAATAAATATTAGTCTAAAACAATCTTTTTACCAGTTACCCAATTTCTAATATAAGTTCTGCTCCCTACGCTTTGATAAACTTTATTTAGGCTGCGCGCTTTAACAAATGCGCTATTTTGATCGATGAATGAGAAGAGCACATGGTAAGAATTTTTCTTTTCTAGTTTTTCGCTAGCTAAACAAACGTGCCACGGGTGAGAATGTGACTGGCAGAATCCAGATTTTCTTTCCCAGGGCCACGCTTCTGAATCACCGGTTTTCTTGGCTGTGCCTATTGGTTTTCTAAATTTGTTATTTTTGCCTCTGCTCACGTTTTCTCCGATCTACTTATGATTATACGCCCATGTATCTGTAAGTACAACAGGAATTAATCTGGAATCTCTGGCGCCTATCCTCTAAGTAGTTCTTGCCCTATTATTTCTTTGTCTTGGTCTAGTTTCTGCTGCAAAGCAATATTTAAAACCATTTCATGCAGGCGCCCGGGTGATATTTTCTCATATGTCACAGGAAATATTCCAGCAGTAATCAATGCGTGTGCAATCCACTGTGAGCAATACCATTTTCGATCATGCTTAATCATGTAGGGAACGAACTGTGATATTATCATGCCCAACCAATCATATTTTTGGCCGGCTGTTTGTTCATAAAACCTCATGATGTTAGATAGCTGTGCATCTGTTATTTTAAGTTCTATTCTTTTCCAGTCTTCGCTTTCAGCACAGCAATCTTCTTGCACCATGCGTACTACCCCTTCTTCTTCTGGGCAAATTCCTGCCGTTATCCCCCCTGGGAGGATAAGCTCGGCGTGAAGATATGGGCTCTTAGTCCACCATGCAACAATCTTTTGGCGCCAATCTTGCGCGGGAGCACAATAAAATGCGACCCAGATTGAATTCACAAGGTTCCTAGATTAGTTTTTTATTTTCTTAGAAGCTGCAGATCGCGTCTTTGACGAAGTCTTTTTCTTAGAAACTGTAGTGCTTGTAGCTTTAGTTGCCTTCTTAGAACGACGCTTTCTTGTCTTTGTCGCTTTTTCCAAGTCAGGATTAACAGACAGCGAATTGATAATAGCTTGAGCTGGCTCAGTTGCTTCGTTTACTTTTGAAGTTTCAATCGATTCAACTTCCAAAACATCTTCTGCTTCTACTTCTTCTTCGACGTCTAAATTTTCAACTCCCGGGTTACGCTTTCGCTGCGGACCGGTGAGCGCCGGCGGATTTAGATCACTCAGGCTTATTCTTGAGGATGATGCCATTTTTTTCTCCTTATTGTACTTCATAGTAAAGTTCCCTTTGTTTTCTTCTGGGATTTTCTAAAGTGTTTATAAAATCTACTAATTCTTTCTTTGTTTCTTCTACTAAGACTGACCATGCTTTTGCTTGATAAAGGTCACCTTGCCCATAACATTCATCAGCCTTCCATGCAAATTCTTCGATCATATCTGCAAACATGTGAAGCACCTCATAGGGAGGTGTTATATTCACAGATTTTGTCATTCAAAATTTACATAACTTGATAGAAGGTTATCTACTTTCCCTATTAGAGATTCTAGCTCTGCAGCTACATCACTTTGTTTCACAACGCCAATGTCTGCGCCGGGTGATCTCTTCATATTGAGAGTATTGTAAAACTCAATTAAATGAGATCTAACTGCAACAACCTTTTGAATATCTTCTTGATTCATTTCATTTCCCTTGAGATTATACTACCTCGTTACTAATTATGCGTAATTGTTAATTAGCCATTCGTGATACCAACTTAATGCGTGATCCTTGGGCTGTACATCTTTCCAATTAGTAGTGCAAAAGATCTTCCACGAATCATTTCCGTACTTTCCAATGCCGTATAACTCAATAGGTTCAACCCAATCCTTTTCAAGGTACTCTCTGGACATCCTGGTTAACGTGTGCGCTCTTTTAGTGCTCAGGCCTATAGGTTTTAGCATCTTTTTGAGAGAAGTTAAATCTGCGTTCATTGCATCATTTGGTGTGGGATAAATCTCAAAAAACTTTCTCATAATGGGCTCAGCTGTGAATCGTCTTGTAAGATTGCAGAAAATACATGCAACTAAAATCTTCCACGGATCGTCATAGAGCTCTTCTTGAATAAGCCCATGAGGGGATCTGGGAGGCGTCCAATTATTGGTCATTTCTAATCCGCTGGAATTGTTCAATTAGATCTTTTTCTTTTTCTTCGAGATGCTCAGGGATCTTAACTTTGACAGTGACTATATGGTGTCCTGCCTTTACACCCATGCGCTTCAGCTTAAATTTCGAATCGTGTTGAGTACCCGGCGGGATATTAAGATTTTTCTTTCCACTTGAAAGTGTGTCTATCTTGACAATGTCACCGAGCATGGCTTGACTTACGCTGATTTGTAGGTCAGTGTGAATATCATTACCAGCTCTCTCAAACTTATCATGTTTTCTGACATGCACCACTAAAAGTAAATTTCCGGGGAGGCCGTCTTTAGACTCATTCCCTAGCCCTCTTAATCGAATGACAGAACCATCAGTAATTGCCCCGGGAATCTTTACATTAATAGATTTATGTTTTTGCTTTACCCCTTTTCCCTTGCAGGAAACGCACGGGTCGATTAGGATGTTCCCTAGACCTCGGCACTTAGAACAGGTTGACATAAATGCGAAAAATCCTTGCTGGTGCGTTATATTTCCAGACCCATGACAATCTTCGCAGAGTTTTCGTCCGAGCTTAGTGGGTGCTCCTTTTCCTTCGCATGGTTCGCATCGCTTAGTGTAGTCGTAATCTAATCCAACATCTCCGCCGGATTCAGCCTGCTCAAGAGAAACGACGATTTGCGCCCTGATGTCTGATCCTTTTTGGGGCTGTGGTTGCTGTTTTTGACCCGAGAACATGTCATCAAAGTTGCGGCCAAAATTTTTAAAAAAATCACTTGCATTTGAGGACTGGGTAGAACCGTGAAATCCTCGAGGTTGACCGGCTGGATTACCAAACTGGTCAAAATTCTTTCTCTTTTCAGGGTCGCTTAAAATAGAGTAAGCAGAGCTAATCTCTTTGAAACGATCGTCAGACTCAGATTTATCTGCGGTGTCTGGATGGTGTTTCTTTGCTAGATCTCGATACGCTTTTTTTATCTCTTTTTGAGAAGCGTTTTTTTCCACGCCCAATATTTTATAAGGATTTTTCATGGGGCGTTCTCAGATATTATATCTTACTGCGACATGATTTTTTGTTCACATAGGAGCTTCATTATAAACGAGTACGTATGCATGCTCTACTGCAGGTCGAAGATACTCAAGCAGGCGGGTGTCGTCGACTAGTTCTCTAAGCGGTATCATCTTTACAGATTTGTGTTCAAATATTCCAGAATGAGGATTTCTCTTCATCTCTGGCACTTGATTAGTTTGAGCGACATACATTGTAGTTGCCTCAGACTCTAGGGGTTCTGGCCCATATTTAAAATCTAGCTCTGTAATTGAAGCCTCTTCTTTTGCTTCCCGAAGTGCTGCCTCTAAAGGATTTTCCCCGGGATCGATAATCCCTTTAGTGAGATCGATCTTTCCTGTGTGTGTCATTAAGCACACAACATGTGGTTCTCCATCTTGCTCTTTTAGAACTACGATTCCTGCTGCTGGTTTATATCTCATTATGATCTCCGTATTATTAATTATACGTCAATCCTTTCAAATCCAACAAACTTTATATTATCTAATGATTTTTTCAAAGGTTTGCAAAGATCTGTGGACAGATATTTCATTGACGAATCACTCAAAACTGTTACAACGTCTCTTTTCAAGTGTTGCGCTACGCCTATTGCAGCGTAAACATTGGCGCCTGAAGAGATTCCTACAGATAATCCGCCACGATTTATCATTTGAGCGACACAAAGTGCGTCCTCATCATCAACTCTAATCTCTGGGTGGAGAGCATTCAGTTTTAAGATCGCGGGAACAAAAGAATCTCCAATCCCTTCAATCCTATGAGTTCCGCCGTTTTCTTCGTGACTGATTGGAAAGACTGGGTATACTCTTAAGTTTATGTTCTTACACTTGAGATGAGAACCTACACCCATAACAGTTCCTCCCGTGCCGGCGCCGGCAACGAACGCACTAGGAATTCGTCCCATTTTGACAAAGGCTTCTTGTATCTCTGGGCCAGTTGTATTTCTGTGCGCCCATACATTTTCCCAGTTAGAAAACTGCGATGGACAAAAAATGCCGTCATTTTCAGCATCTGCAGCAGCCATCTCTAGAGCACCAGTAAACCCGCCTTGCTCTTCGGTGACTTCTACTACTTCAGCACCGTACAATCGCATTAGTGCTTTTCGTTCTTCGCTCATCCATTCAGGCATGTAAATTCTAACTTTGTGCCCTAGTATTGCTCCCATGGCTGAAAAAGCAATTCCTGTATTTCCTGAGGTTGCTTCTACGATTAAGTCACCCTCGCTTAAGGTATTCACCGCGTATGCATGACGCAAGACCCGAAGAGCCATACGATCTTTAATGCTGCCTGAAATATTACCTGCTTCGTATTTAGCAAAAATATCTACTGGTTCATTGTCAGCAACAAATGACATCTTGAACATTGGCGTTTTTCCGACGACCAACTCAATCTGGTTTAGCTTTTCTTCTATTACGGGCTTGATATCCACAGGATTACTTCCATATTTTATTTTTTAATTTTGCCCAGGCACTCACGGAGGAAGAGGTGTCTCCCTCCTTTACACTAAAGGGTCAGACACTTTTTTCTTCTTTGGCCGGCCTCTTTTTGGCTTTGCTTCGGAAGGTATTTCCATGCTGCTAAGTTTCGTCTCTAGGGCCTGCACTTTCTTTTCAAGATCAGATTTTTGGGCACTCAAAGTATCAATTATCCTTCTAAGCTCTGCGACTTCGATAGATCGATTTGAAAGAGTCTCGCTAGAGGCTTTTACTTTATCAGTTGCTGATATCAGTGCATTGCCAATAGAATCTAGAGCCTTGTTTGAAATATCGTCAAACTGGTTTAGCATTTCTTGACTTTGATTTAAAATCGGGGTAAGATGTTCACAGGCTTCTGCGTAGCCCGTCTTTCTTCCTTTTTCAAACGTGTCTTCTCTAACTATTGTAACCCAGTCATTGCACGTATCAAGAAGTGTTTTCTGACTTACAGCTGCTCTGTGCGTCTCTAGAGCAGTTTGAACATTCTTGCTTGACGATTCAAACTTTTCATCTATGATTTTTTTAGCAGAGCTCAGGGTTTCTCTTAGCGACTTTACTTGATCTTCCATTTTTATTACCTCGTGTACATATCGGCAATTGCTGACGCGAACGCATCGGGTTTTGTAATGCATTCAAACCCACAGCCTTTTACCATGCCGACTAATTCGTCGTAAAATTTATTTGATTCAAACCTTTGGTCTGGATTGATATCTACGTGGACAGTTAAATCTCTGCCGCACATTTCTTGAAGCTCAGATGCAATCTGTATAGAATCTATTACCTCTAACTGCAATCTTTTGTGCAGGGTCGATGGTGCTTCTGGTTTTTTTGCGCGCCAAAACACAATCACACCGTGACCAGGCTCTCTAAAGCATATAGTGCTAATCAGTCTAAATTTCTCACCGCTTAAACATGAATCACTGCCGACATGAATATTATACTTGTCTGTATTATACTTTCTAACTTTTTCCTCGATATCTATCGGGGTGCCTGCTAGCGTTTTCCAGCGGCCTTCAATCATTGCGATCTTCATCAGACATAGACCTGTAATGTAGTTTAGCATTCTGGTACTGCATGTAATAGTATGCGAAACAGATCGGCCATGCATACGTAGCAGGAGAAGTTCCGATCAAAGTGACATCTAAAGTAAACATAACGACAAAAAACGTCATCATGATCTGGTAAAATAATAGAAACTTATTCATTATCGATCCCCAGTCTAATTTATCTAATAATAATTAGTAAGATTTAAGAATTTCTACTATATCTTTTGGATTTTCAATAGAATGTACTTTCCCGCATTTGGCAGCGATTTCCCAGTCGTTACCGTAAGGAATAATATTATCACCGAAAAATATGCAACTATCAGGATCTTCATCAATGTTATCAAAAGCATAGGTTTTGTCCCATCCTTTTCTGGTGATGTCAATTGAAATTTGGCCGCCTTTTCTAAAAGACAATCCGTATCCCTTGAATTCCTGCTCCAAGAACTCAATTGCCTTGTCTCTGTCACCTGACTTTTTATCCCAGGAAACATAGTCTTCTCTCTGGCTTTGAGAACAATTTCGCCCAATCAAAGAAAAGTTAATTTGGCTACCTCGCCATTCAATAAACGTGCCTGTCTTAAATCTTGTATGATTCTTAGCTGCATATTTTAGCAAAACTGAAGCTATGTGATTTAGATCCGCTTGAGAATAGTGCTCAGTGAGATCTACTTTGTGGATTAATTCAGGCTCCTGATTTCCCCACTCATCGTCTGGATCTAAATTAGTCTTATAGACGATCGTTCCATTACAACAGAAAACCTTTTCAAATACTCTTAGAATGTTTTCTTTTCCTAGCTGTTCTTCTACTTTGGCGTAATTAGAACCCGTAACTAAATACATCTTGTATGTACCTGTCAGCCTATCTAGTTCGGAAAGTGCTTCTCTAGATATCTTTCCCCGGGCCGGAGTTAAAGTTCCGTCCATATCAAAAATCAAAGTCTTAGTCAATGTCAATATCTTCCACAATAGAGGCGTCAACAGTTAGCATTAATCCGGAAACAGACGCCGCATTTTCCAGGGCACAACGGGTTACTTTTACAGGGTCAATAATTCCTGCTTCAATCATGTCTCCAAACGTATCATTTGATGCATCGTAACCTTGGGATCCATCCATGTCCTGAATTTTGGCCATAACAATCACAGGTTCCCCGCCAGCATTCCGAACGATCTGGGTGAGGGGTGCCTGGCACGCTCTTCTAACAATATTTCTTCCGATAGATCTACCAGTCACCCCCTCTGTAGCATCGGATAGACTCGAAGCAGCGCGAACCAAGGCAACCCCTCCCCCAGGGACGATTCCTTCTTCAATTGCCGCGCGGGTGGCATTCAATGCATCATCCACACGGTCTTTCTTTTCTTTAACTTCCAGCTCAGTTGCTCCACCAACTCGAAGCACAGCAACGCCGCCGTTTAACTTAGCAATTCGTCCTTTTACAAAATCACGCTCTTGATCTGAGACTGTAAAATCCTCGAGTCGGCGGCGGAGTTCTTCCACTTTTGCAGCGACTTCTTCTGAGCGGTCGTTGTTTCCGACTAAAATTGTATTAGTTCTACTGCAGACAACTTTCTTTGCCTGGCCGAGATGCTCAGTAGTGACATCAGAGAAATTAATGCCGGTTGCATCTGATATGATTGTTGCGCCGGTCAACGTCGCAAGATCAGACATTAAATCAAGTTTTCCGGCTCCGAAACCTGGCGCATTAATCGCACAAACTTCTAGGACACTTTTCATCTTATTGACAACTAGTCCCTGCAATGCCTCGCCTTCGATCTCTTCCCCAACAAATAAGATTGGGCGTTTTTCTTGAACTACTTTTTCAAGAACTGTCACGATATCAGCTAGGGCTGTCAGCTTTCTTGTAGTGAGGAAAATATAAGGATTTTTAAGATCTGCCGTCATTTTGTCTGCATTGGTTGCAAAATACGGTGAAACATATCCTCGATCTACCTGCATTCCTTCAACGACATCAAGCGTTGTATCAAAGCCCTTTGCTTCTTCTACAGTTACTACGCCCTCTTGACCCACACGATCAACAGCTTTCGCAATTAGGGCGCCGATCTCTGCGTCTCCGTTAGCAGAAATAGTAGCAACCTGGGCAATTTTATCAATATTCTCGACTGGATCGGAAAGATCTTGAAGATAATCTACGATCTCTATGACTGCTTCATCAATGCCTGTCTTTATATCAGTTGAAGAATATCCGCTGGCGAGCATCTTCAATCCCTCAGTGTATATAGCTTGTGCAAGAGTAGTTGCTGTCGTAGTTCCGTCACCTGCGACGTCATTAGTACGGGAAGCAACTTCCTTAACCATTTGCGCGCCCAAATTAAGGAATCGATCCTTGAGGTTAATTGCACGTGCAACTGTTACGCCGTCTTTAGTAACTGTGGGTGGGCGATCTGGGTGTTCAATTACAACATTTTTCCCTTTTGGCCCCAGCGTTACTTTGACTGCATTAGCCAAAATATTGACTCCTTCAAGAAGGCGTTGCCGAGCTGTATCATTAAAAACAACTTTTTTATCAGACTCAAACTTCATTTTAATCTCTCAAAATTTTTCTTGCTGTGCCCTCTAAAAGACTGTTGGGGACTTGAACGAGTCGACGTTGTTGACTAACTACATTAAAAGCGACAAACAAGTCGCCCTCTTTTAAAACAACTTCTTCTTGCTCAATCACCTTTGTCTGGCGGAGCGCATTAATAATATTGTCAGGTAAATATTTCATCTTTTAAACCTTTCCGGTTCTCTTCTTTCTGGAATGATCCAAATTTTATCGTATGGTACATTATATCTTAGAGATAGCAGCTTTGAATAAAAATCATGAATATCATCTGTCATATTATTTTCTGATTCGATTGTATCTACTCTGAACAGATCTCGCTGGCCCTCTATGAAAACCCGATACATAGCAAAACTACCTGTAAAAACTTCTTGGATATTCATAGCTCATCTTCTAAATCATTTTAAGCAAAAATAATTAAAAAGTAAAAGAGTTAACATTGAATTCCGGGCACCCAGTGCGTTGTTCGTCCATCAGCAGTTTTTTCCCTTACGACAGGATTTCCAGAAGGGTCAAACTTCTTATTATAGACTACAAATCTGTCAGAGGCTGTACCCGACTCACCATAAAAATCTGAATATGATTTTATAGTTGCGCCGCCGGATTCAAAAGAATTAACTAAAACTGACCTTGTGGCTTGATTCAAAAGCACAAACTCATCATGCGACAAGGATTCGACGATCCTATTGGGTGAAAGCTTTGCCAAATAGAGAGATTCAGCTTTAACATAGTTTCCAACGCCGGATAATACTGACTGATCCATTATTGCTTGTGCTAAAGTCTTCGTTTTCTTTTTCATCAATCGCTCGATGAATAAATCGTTGGTGCATTCCTCGGCTAAAAGATCGGGACCAAGAGAATTTAATTTTTTGACTAGTGGGCCTTTTCCTTGCGCAAGCTTTAAAGTTCCAAAGTTTCTCTGATCATTATAGTATAGATCTCCGTCATTTAAAACAAATTTGATCCGACTATGCTTTGTAGGCTTTTCTGCCCAAGATCCAGTCATTCCAAGTGTACTCCATAGACTCCACTGCTGATCTAGTAGCATGAAAATAAACTTACCGTGTACGCCGGCACCGTGGAACTTTATCGGAAAATCATCTTTAAATTCTTCAATATTTTCAATCGGTTTTTTCGTATACCGACCGCTTAAGATCTCAATAGACTCAATCGTTCTATTTGAGACCCTTTCTGACAGCTGGAGCGCCATTCTTCTACATTCAGGTCCTTCAGGCAATTGTACTCTCCTCCCGAATTAATTCAAATGTCTCAATAAACTTCTTCCAAGGTTTTTCTTTTAGAACTGAATTAAACTCCCACCCGAAGAAGCTTTCTTTGATTGTCTCTGGCTGGAGATCAGGTTCAACGATCTGGATTTCCGATATTTCTAGATTCGTCAGAGGATCGATTCTAATTAAGCTTAAATTCCTCAAGAAGTGTGCTTCCCACTCTGGATCTTCAATCTTCTTGGTAAAAAGCTCCGGATCTCTCATGATCTTTTCTGCAGTCTTGTCTCCATGACGAGGGATTCCTGGAATATTATCAGTGGCATCTCCTCTGATTGCTTTCCATTCTAAATAATCATAGTCTGGCGGCTGAACAAAATCCTTCTTGATCGGATGGTACAAGCGAATCTGGGGGTTCTTATCTGTTAGCAGCTGAATGAAATCAGAATCACCTGAGACAATGATCACGTCATCTTCCTTGTGAAACCTTGCGTAATGAGCAATGATGTCATCTGCTTCAAAATCAGGATGACGGACAATGCTGAACGGGAACGCTTTGTAAAGGAGATCCACGCATTCATCTTTTTGTCTAAAGAAATCCTGCATTGCACCCCATTTGGGATCTGACTCATCAATCTGTCGATTGGCTTTATAGTCAACGTCCATTTCGATGCGTTTCTTTGGGATTCCCTCAAGGACAAAATAAACCTTGTCAGGATCGAACTTCTCGATAATAGGTCGCAGAGACCTAAAGAACATGTAGGTTATGGAATGATCACCGTTGTGATATCCTGCCCGGGCTCTATGAATAAGATTGTGCCCGTCTAAGATAAGTACTTTCATTGATTATCTCCTAAAATCTAAGTAAGGTTCCGGGCCCAGCATCATATCCCACTCTTTTATCAATCCTGTTTCTATCTAGTAGAATGTGAGACTCTTTTAAAACTGGCCAGTCACTTGTTGGGACATTAATTCCCTTGTTTGAAAAAATGGTCCTGACGTTTTTGTTTGCGTAGCTTGGAACTTTGGCTATTTCATTTTCAGGCTCTTCGTATATGTCAAGCCCTGATTGTAAAATGTCACTTACAATCTCTCTTGTAAGAAATACTCCATTTTGACTGCAAAAATTTCTATTATTTTCGTAAATTACGTGTCTGCCAACATAAGAAAAATTGTCTAGGCATATCTCTGGTTCTGACGTTTTGCTTTTTGTCTTGCCGTCTACACCAAACGAAAGCCTATGGATTACATCTTTTTTCAGTATTTCATCGCGCAAGTGGTCAAGGTGCAAGGGATTAGATACTTCTGAATCGTCTTCTATGACTACAGACAGATCGCAATCAGATTCTAAAAATTTTGCAAACAGGAACGACATTGACCGAGGCAGTCCAGCTCTTGTACTAGGGTGGTGCAATTCAAATCTTACGTTAAGATATCTTTTCTTGATTTCTTGCAATATATGACTAAAGTCTTCTATCGTTCCTATGTCTCCCTTTCTTTTACAGGCATCTAAGTGAAGAATGTAATTGAAAGAAAGTTGCTGGTTAACACTAAAAATATTTGCTAGGCTCTTGCAATGGAGTACAAAAGAATCTAAATCAATTATTGCTGGTACAAGAATGCAAATCTTCATCCAACCTCCTGTGATACTATTATACTCACAAAAGGCGCAAATTACATTTTAGTTTTTAGGATAAAGCTACAGACTTCTCCAGCCTGATTATTCCTTTGGTCGCTTTAACTTTGCCTAAAAGGTCGGATAAGTAAACTTCGTCTCCGCCTGAGCCTTCTGGGGCCATATAAGATATCTCAACTGGAACCTTGGAGCGGCTGCCGATTTTCTTAATCGCGTCTCGCTGATAAACTGTAGCAACACCTTCCATCACGCGAATCTTAGTGAGAAGGTTGTTGAGAAGGTAGGAGTTGTCGTAGATCATTACATATGTTTTAGACACAGTATCAATAATCTTTCGCTTAGCGCTTTGTTCACTGACTACTTGACTCACGATATTTCTAATTAGATCTGACATTTTGATACTCCGATATTAATTATCGCCTTACGGGATATTTTTTATCTCGACGCCGTTTTCGCCAAGAGAAATTTTAAACTTTAAAGCATCTTCGTCAGCAGAAATAATAGATGACGCTAGCTCACCCTCGACATGCTTTTGTGTCCATCTTCTAATAGCGCGGGCACCAACTGTAGGATCGTAGGTCTCTTTTGCAACCTTTTCGTACATGACAGGATCAAACTCGACGGTGATCCCTTTTTTCTCTAGTCTGCGCGCAATATCATCCAGTACACTTTTTGCAATGCCAGTCAAATTATTCTCTGCTAGCGGGTTAAAGACAGCGATATCATCAATTCGATTAAGAAGCTCGGGTCGATACTTAGACCGCAGCATCTCTAGAACCCTCTCTCGAGTTTCTTCTGTGACATCCCCGTCTCTCTGTAGAGCCTCGAGAAGCATATGAGAACCGATGTTAGAAGTCATAATCACAACTGTATTCTTAAAATCAACTAGTCGGCCTTGGCCGTCTGTGAGACGCCCATCATCTAGCAGCTGCAGGAGGACATCAAAGACCTCTGGATGGGCTTTCTCAATCTCATCCAATAATACAATCGAATAAGGGCGTCTTCGTACTGCCTCAGTTAACTGGCCGCCCTGTTCATACCCAACGTAACCTGGGGGTGCGCCGACCATACGAGAAATTGAGTGCTTATCGCCGTACTCAGACATATCCACTCTAACTACATGATCGTAATCGTCGAACATGATCTTTGCCAAAGATTTTGCTAGCCAAGTCTTGCCCACTCCTGAAGGCCCTAAAAAGAGGAAGGAGCCGATTGGCTTTGATTCATCTGAAAGACCTGCGCGAGACCTCACAATAGATTGTGCCACTGCTTTCACAGCCCGCTCTTGACCGAGTACTGTTCCATTAAGAAGATCTTCGAGGCCAGATAACTTCTCTTTCTCTGTTTTGCTTAAATCTGCCGCGGGAATACCTGTCCAAGCTGCGACAACTTCAGCAATCTCCAGAGGAGTAATCTCATCTTTCATCATCTGGGAATTTTGACGTGTCATCTTCATAGCAAATTCTGCCGTAGTAAGCGCTGAATTTGCAAGAACTTTATCAACTGTAGTCAATCGCTGTAATGAAACAGCGTCAGACATTGCTTGAGCATCCTGAATCTTTGCCTCGATCTTAAGAATCTTAGATTTAGCCTCCTTGATCTTTTCCATCGCGGCTTTCTCAGCGTCAAATTGGGTTTGAAGAGCATTTCTTTTCTCTCGAGAACCTGCTAATTCTTTTTTCATCTCTGTGAGCTGCTGATCAACATTTGTCTCTTTAGATAAACTGTCAATCTCAACTTCGAGAATCATTACCTTTTGGTTGAGTGATTCAAGCTCTGGTGGTGCTGAGGTGTTATCCGCACGTACTTTGGCTGTAGACTCATCGACGAGGTCAATTGCCTTGTCGGGTAGATTTCTAGACGGAACGTATCTTTCGCTTAGTTCGACCGCAGCAATCAAAGCAGCGTCCCGAATTTGCAAACCATGATAAGCTTCGTAAGAATCCCGGAGGCCCCTTAAGATAGCCATTGTTTGACGAGGAGTCGGAGGTTCAACGTAAACTGTTTGGAATCTTCGCTCCAGCGCAGTGTCAGCTTCAATAGAAGCTCTAAAATCATCTTCTGTAGTTGCACCTACTAATCGAACAGATCCGCGGTCAAGGAAGGGCTTGAGAACAGAAGCGATTGAGCCGTTGTTGTCAGACCCACCGCAGATCATGTGAACCTCATCAATAAATAAAATGATTGGTATGCTGCTATCCTCGACTTCTGTTAAGATACCCGTCATCCTCTCTTCGAGATCACCTCGGTGCTTGGCTCCTGCTGTAAGCGAGGATACATCGAGCTGGAGAAGTTTGGCACCCTGCAAGTGAGACGGGATATCACCCCTGTGAATTCGATGAGCAAGTAAGTGTGCTATTGCAGTCTTTCCTACTCCGGGTTTGCCGACAATAATCGGGTTGTTCTTGCTTCGGCGACACAGAATTCGAATTACGCTTCGAATTTCATTATCTCGCCCGATCACCGGGGGGATCTTTCCCATTGCGCACTCGGCGACGAGCTCTCGCCCCTTGTTTAAAAGAAGCTTAATAGAGTTGCGCTCTTGACGATTCTCAACTTTTTTTCCTTTTCGGAGGAGATTAACTTCTTCTTCAACTGCGTCCTTCGTAAGGCCGACTTCAAGCATAAATCTCTTTGCAGGTTGCTCATTAACAGGATCAACAAATAATTCTAAAAACAAAGTAGATGAATTAGCAAATGCGTCGCCGCGGGCTTTGGCAGTAAGCTGGGCACGTTCGAGTAGCCGAAGAAGTCGGGGTGACACTGTAATAGTATCATCAGCTGCGCTCTTTATTGGCAGCTTCTGCATGCTAGTTAAATGTGTATTAAGTTTTGTCAGCAGTTCATTGCGATCAACTGAAAGCTTTGCCAAGATAGCCCTTACAGGATTATCTTCCTGGTTTAGCATGCATGCCAGAAGATGCTCTGGGTAGGGCTGTGGGTGGTCTAGATGTTTAGCTAGCTTGGAGGCAGCTTGAATAGCATCGGCGGCGAGATCAGTAAAGTCTTCAATGAGCATGTAAATCTCCGGCTACAATAGTATGTATGGAGTTGCTGAGATTAGAAATGAACTCTTGCTTTGGTGCCATCTTCGAGAATGAAAACGTTCTCTTCGGGAGCCTCATCGAGAAGGACAGTCTGCACTTCTGGCGCTTCAGATAGAGACGAATCATCAGGTCCAAATAAATTTCGTGACAGGGTCTGCGAGCGTTCTTTTACCTTCACGCACATACCGTCGATATTTCGAGTGACATTATCGATTAACAAAGCTCGAACTTGATCGAGATCTTCGTAAACAGCACCCTTTAGACGTGAAAGATCGATCGGGTCATCGTTCTCCTTGTGGGAGACAAGGTAGGTTACTTCCTCGCCCCTAAAAGTTTTACGAACAACCTGTTCGGCCACGACAACTGGCACGATTTTCATCTTTTCGACCATTACCACAAATAGGGTTTGGCCTACTTCGTATCTATTAGTGGCCACGCAGAGCTTCGTTCAGCTCATCGGTCATAACAAGAACATCATTGTCTGTAGTCTGCTGATGGTACACAGAAAGATCTAGGCGAGTGAGCTCCTTCAAGAGCTTAGACTCCTCGCGGTGACCGCCGTAGGTTTCATAGAGTTTAACTAGACGCTTAACAGTTGTTGGGTGTAGACGCATTTGACATCTCCTTACCCATTAGTATACTAGGCCTGGAGAGAGATGTTTATTAT